TTGCACGCCGTGGACGAATTAAACCACGAATTCGCGCAGTGCTACAAGTACGTCCTCGGTGCTACAGGCTTTTTTGTCGAGTCGCACGCTGTACGAACGCCACTCGGCTTGAGTCCAGTCGTTGGTTGCCAGCTCCGCCGCGTTGAACACGAAGACTTCGTCCCCGATTTGGACCACGAGCCACGTGTTGCCGCCGTACGTTTGGTGCCGGATCGCCCAGTAGCGTTGGCCGTTGGTCCAGTGCGCAAGCTTCACGGTGGTGGTGGCTTTCGCGGGGAAGGCGTCGAGGCATTTCAGTTCGATCCAGCCGGTGAGCGGGCGGTCGTCGGTGCTGGACGACGCTCGGACGCTGATGTACAGGTCCGGGGTGTCTTTTTTCACCCGGTTCTCGACACGCTCCAGCAGTGCCCAGTGGCCGATTTTGCGGACCAGCCAGTCGTAGAGCTTCTGCTCAGGCAAGCGCATACACGCTCCGATACCTCTCCGAGGCCTTCCTTGGGGTCTTCCTTGCGTTGGGGGATATAGTACCGGTATGGTAATAGCTTAGCATATCTCAAGCGTCTTCCGTGGGCTTCCGTGGGTGGTCGTCACGATCTTCTCGCAGATCCTGCCGCAGTTCGTGAATCGCCCACAACAGCGTGCCCACCCCGAACGCGAGGAAGGCAAGCAGAATGATGATGTGGTCGGCCATGGGGCCGATTGTACCCTACGAGGCCTTTTCACGCAAGGCCTTGCGTAGTGCGTTCAGCAGTCGCATTGTCGCGACGCCGTTGTTCGGGGCGTCCAGCAGAATCGCCGGATCGATGCCGTACTCGTTGCACAGGGCGACGCGCAAGACGGGGAAGGGGCACTGGGCCACCAGCCGCTGGGCCAGATCCGGTTCCCGAGGGGTCGCCGGGGCCTTCCTTGGGGTCTCGGGGACGCTCGCCACCCGGGGTTGGGCCTTAGGTACCGGGGCGGGTCTCGGTGCCACGGGAAGCCTTCCGGTGGCCTTGCCGCCGACGATTACGACGCCCGACTCGGTGGTGTATTTCGTGCCGTTGGCACGGGCGTACTCGCCCTTTGCCCACCATGGCACGTAGTCGGGGTCTGCCACGGGACGGGGAGAGTGCTCGGTCAGAGGTGCGAAGTCGATCATTGGTTCACCGCCTCTCCGATTTCTTCGGCGGCCGTGTCGAGGTCGTCGATCGCGGACTCGAGCGAATCGTTGGCCGACTCGAACGCTTGGGCGATCTCTTCGATGCGCTGGCCGTTGTCGGACGCTTGCAGACCTTCGGGCATGTTGTCGAAGCAGTCTTGCTCTTCAGTCGCGAGGTCTTGCAGGTTCTGCAGAGCGAAGCGCAGATTCCCGAGTGCGGTACGGACGGCGAGCAGTTCGGCTTCTACTTTGGCGCGGCGTTGCTTGTTCATGGCGTTGTCCTCTATCTGTTGGTTGAAAAGGTTCTATTATAACACAGGTGCCATACCTTTGTCAATCCCCCCCATCTTCCGTTGGGAGAACCGGAGCCAGCATTTCGCACACAGCCACCGGCCGGGACGGGTTTGGACCCCGCCTTCGGCCAGCCGCTGGGCTTGGCATTTCGCGCAGAAGTGCGTCATACCGGACGCTTCAGATCGAGCGGCAGGGCGTCGAGCTTCGCGTCGTCAACGAGCCGGTTCCGGATCTTTGCCAGCTGGATGCGCACGTCGCGCTGGACAGCTGGGGTCAGATCGCTCAAATCGGCCGTTTTGCCGTAGAAGGCGTCGTCAATCCAGCCCACCGCGATCAGGTGCGCGATGGTCCGAGGTGTCATTTTGTCGTATTGCATGGTTCATCCTCTCAAGTTGTCGTCAATCCATCGGTCCAAGGCGCGGAACGCTAGCCAGCGGTCCACCTCTTGGCCGTCCTTGGTCGGATCGAACCACGCATCCACCTTGCCGCCGTTGATTTCGGCGCGGAAGGCGATGCGCTGGCCGTCCAGTAGCATTTCACCCGTGAGGGTGGCCGAGTGCAAGCGCACCCGGACTTCTTTTTTAGAATCCAGCATTGAGTGCCTCCTTGAGTGCTTTGCGGATCATGTTGCCGAGGTTCATGCGTTGCATGCCGGGGTTCAGGTGAGCGAAGCGGTCGCGCAGATTGGCTTGGGCGATGCCGGTGGAGCTTGCCGCTGTCGAGTAGACCGCGTCGAGGGTCAGCTTGCGCAGAGCCAGTGCCACGTCGTCGCCTTTGTCGATCGAACGCTTCTTGGAGCCGTCGGCCAACTCGGTGGTGTACGCGGTGTACTGGGGCAAGTACAGCGGATCGACTTTGCCGTTTTTGCGCTCGTTGATGTCCATCTTGACGCGGGCAGTGGCGCGGGCTTTTGCAATCACGAGTTCGGCGGTCACGGGCGTGGCCTTGGTGATCTCGGTGTGGCCGGTCAGCTCGCCATTGCGGACCTTGAGGGTCGCGGTTTGGCCGATGGCGCGGATCGTGGTCCAGCCGCCGTTTACGGCGACGATTTCGACTTGGGTCTTAGTAGCTGTGCGTGTTGCGATTTTCATGGTGTGTCCTCTATAAGATTATGGGGTTGTGGATCTCCGGATCTTTTTATCGATCCAGAAACTGAATTATAACACGGGGGCGATAGGTCTGTCAAGTACCCCCCTCAAATGACCCTACTGCGAATAGGGTCATTCGGCCTTTCCCGAGGGGTCGCGGATCGTGTCGACATACTCTTGCACCCCGTCGGTCCACTCTTCCTCGGGCCAGTAAACGAGGTACCCTTTGCCCAGCTGGTCCACCATCGCGCCCACTTTGGGCAGACCTTCGAGGTCCGAGCCGTGGTCCAGCTTGCACGCCACGCACCGGCGTCCATACATGAAGCGGCCGGTGTAGGGGAAAGGTACCAATTCGCGATTCGCGATCGCGTCGATTAGGTCAGCAGTGGTGTTAAGTATCATCATGCGTAGGCTCCTTTTTTCTTCAGTAGCATTTGGCGGTCGCGGATGGCGTCGATTTCGCACCACAACTTCCGGGCGTATTCGGGGTCGCGGGTTTCACCGACGGCGAGCATCGCGTCGTAGCAGTCGCGCAGAGCACGATCGCACATATGGGCGTCGTACTCGGCGAACTTGCGGCGAAAGAGGGCCGCGAGGTCAGTGTAAGAGATCGTGCGGATCATCGTGTGCCCTCGGGTGTGCCGACGAGGTCGCCGTCCATGATGCGGAAAAGGATCGACTTCGCGATGTTGAGCGTCTTGCGTGCGCTCTCATCGTGTCCAGCCGCCATCAGCTCTTGAGCGTCGGACATCAGGCCCGCGACGACCATGTGGCCACCTGAGACCTTGTAGGTGATCGAGTCCATCACCGCGATGGTGTAGTCTTCGATGCTGGGTACGCCGTAGACGAGCATACTGCGCTTCTCGTCCGTGGTCATGTGCTGGATGTCTTGTCCTCTGCGGAGTGCTTGTACCATTGTGTTGTCCTCTATGTGTTGTTGAAAAGGTTATATTATAACACAGGTGCTACATATCTGTCAAGTACCCCTTGCCGCTAGGTAGATCTTTTCGAGCATGCCCACCAGCACAGCCACGCTTCCGTTGCAGTAGTGGAGCTTCGGGGCTTTCCGGTATTTGTCCTGCACGGCGTGCGAAATGAACTTGGTCATCAGGACAGTGTGCGCTCGTAGGATCTTCGGCCGGTTCACGGCGTCTTCGGCGGTGAAGAAGTACAGGTCCAGCTTGTCGGCCAGCAGATTGCTCACGTAGTGCGCTTGGGCGGGGATGAGTCCGATCACTAGCACGCCGGGTTTGGCATAGCCAGTCGGGTGCGGGATTGGCTGGGGGTCGTGCTTCGGGCGTTTCGCGTACTCAGCGTCGAACTGGTCGTCCACGCGTTGCCGGAGTTCCTCCCGGAGCATCGGGGGCCGCATATTTGCCGCGACCTTAGCCGCCACGGACTCGGCGACGACATCCAGTAGTAGCTCGAGTATATCCGCGAGCCTTCCCTTGGGGGTCTCCTTGCGTTCAGGCGCGAGGGTTGGGGCTAGTATAGGGGCGGGGACTTCGACGGTCTCCGGGGGCTTCTTCCTTGACTCTTGCAAAGCCTTTTGCCGAGCGACCTCGATACGGTCTTTGTAGTTGAATACGCGCTGGTCAGTAGCTACGATCCGGCGATCGAATCGAAGCACAGACTGCGCTCGGGTTAATGCCTCTTTGCGAGGAAGATTCGGGAACTGCTTAAAGACCTCGACCATGTTGGCGAAGACCGCGCCTTTTTCGATTACGGACCAGACTATTCGAGCCATATTATGTTTCCTCTATGTGTTTAAAAAGAGGGGGCCGAAGCCCCCTTTAAGATCTCATGGCAACTGCGGAGAACCATGGACACCACGATTATACCAGAGCCATCGCCTGTGTCAATGCGTCGCGTTTCAGACGAGCACCAGCACCGAACCAAGCGGACTGCAAGCGAGTGTCGCGAGATGCGGCCTTGCGCTCGTGATCGGCGAAGCGGGTGACGGCGTTCAAGAGTCCCCACGCTGTGCCTTGGGCGGTCTTGGCTCGCTGGCCCACGCCATCGAGGTAAATCTTCGTCACCAGCTCGATCATCGGACGCTTGGCTTCGACGTCGATCGACTCGGCTTCGTCGCCGTAGAACACGTCGAGGAAGTAGCGGGTGGCTTCTTCTTTCGACACCTTGCGCTTGGACAGCGAGGTAGCACTGGTCTTGAACTGGCTCCAAGTGTCCGCGCACAGGCCGAGTTCTGCCTTGAACTTGTCGGCGTTGAACTGGGTGCTGTGCGGCACACGGATTTGGCCGGTCTTGTTCGCCACGGCGAGCGACAGTGTGTTATTGCACACGACACGAGTGGTCGTGAACTGGGCAGTGTTCGACATCGAGCCGTCGCAAGACGTCGCAAGCAGTAGGTAAGGCAGGACCACGTCACCGCCGCCCACGTCGAACGAATCTTCAGCCTTGGCCAACGCCCAGTAGGTGGAGCCGTTGCGCAAGACACCAGCGGTCTCCATCTTGAAGTCGCCGCCTTCGGTCAAGTCGCGGAAGAATTCCATCACGGCGCGGGGCTGGGTGATGTGGTAGTTGCTCGACATGACGGACAGGGGTTCGCCAGTGTCGGAGCGGTACAATGCCCAGCGTGCTGGTACGGTCTGCATGCGGACGGGGTTATTTTCCTCGTCGCGCACCTCGTAGGCGATCGCGCCCTTTTTGACTTCCCAGTCTAGGCCCGCTTCGCGAGTCCAAACGTCGAGGGGAGCGTCCGGGGTGAGCTGTTGTCCGAGTCCGTGCCAAGGTGTCTCTCCTGCGTACGCCATTGAAGCTTTACCAGCGGAATTGAAGTTAAGTTCGTGTGCCATGATCTGAAGTGTCCTCTATGTGTTGATGAAGAATGAATTATAACACAGGTGCGATAACCTGTCAAGTATCGTCTAATCGCCCAGTACTTCCCAAGTGTCGCCTTGGTGACCACACTCTTCGCACTGGTAGCCGTATTTCGCCCAAAAGATGTCGTGCCGTGGGTCGGTCTTTGACTCCAAGCACTTGGTGGCCATACCTGCATTGCAGACGGGGCAAGTGTTCGCGCCCTCGTCCACCTCGACGTCGTCGTCATGCATAGTGTACTCCTATGATTAACATCGCAAGCAGTGCGACACTGAGGGTCCAAAGGATAGCGTCCCAAAAGCGTTCGGCCGTTGGGCGGTACTCGGGATCGAGCAACGAGGACTGGAGCCTTTCCATGTCAGCACTCGGCTCCCACGTCTGTGGGGGCTGGTAGTCGCACCCGATCCGGATGCCGGTTTTGGTAGTATACGGGGTAGGCTTCATTTTACGATCTCCATCTGACGAATGTTCATCACCTCGACTTCGCCGGTGTTCTCGGCAATCCACTCGGCCGGGAGCTTCGCACGGACGGCGTCCATGTCGAGCTGGGGACGCTTGGTGAATTTGATCTCGATCTGGTGCTGGTCGCCACGGTAGATAGCGTCGCCACCGGCGCGGAAGATCTCCTTTAGGTGCTTCTCGCGGGCGGTCAACGCCTTGAGCTGATCACGCACGCTGGCGAGTTCGTCCACCATGTCAGTGGTGATCGCGACGGGTTTAGTAGTAGTCTTTGCCATGATTATGTGTCCTCTATGTGGTCTATCGGTTGGTCCGGATCGTCTCACTGATCCAGTCCCTGTATTATAACACAGGTGGGGTAGCCTTGTCAATACCCCCCTTTGGTATTCGTGTTGCCACGATGGTCGCGTACCCCGCGATGTCCACCCACGAGTCAAGGTGGTTCGGGTCGCCGTTCAAAATGCGGGACGCCTTGCACGCGATCATATCGAGCGATTCGCGCTGGTGGTACTCCAGCCGGTCCCAGCCCGGGCATTCGCGAAAGAGATCCTTCAGCGTTTGTGCGATCTCGGCTTGGATCGTGTAGTCGCCGTACGCACCCCCGCGCTCGGTAACTATACCGTCTATATCAAGAGATGACTGCGGCATGAGCTAGTCCTCCCTTTTTGTACCGGTTCTTGTACCCGCCCGGAGGTGCATCTTCCAACAAACGCTGGACGATCTCGTCGGGGTCGTACCCTTTAAGCATGCCACGGATTAGGGCTTCGGTCGTGGCCTGTCGTCCGAGCGTTGCAGGACCCATTGCCCCCTCGATTCGTCCGGGGTTCGCTACCACTTGCGGCTCGGCCAAGTTCTTGAGCAAAGCGTTCTCGTGCGGGCGTACTTGGCTGAATCGCAGAGGCGACGCCGTACCCGTGCCGGGGCCGTAGGCACCAGCCAGTTGCGCTTCGCGTGTGAGGAGCGTTCCGATCGTCTGCTCGGGTGTCATCGATAGAAAATCCGGCGTGCGAAGCTCCGACGCCGCGTCCATAAATTCGTCGGTCTTGCGATTTGCGACCATGCCCGGACCGCCGAATAGCTTCTTCAGGTAGTAATCCTCGCTTTGCGCGGAGCTGATCGGTGCGGAGAATAGCTGGCCGGACATCCCGGGCATGTGACTCATCTCCTCTACTGGAGAAATGAACCGCAAGTCGCCGTGTCCGAGTGAGTGCGACGCCACGTTGCCGAGTCGCCGCGCTTGATTCACATCGGTCAAGTGCGACGCCACGTTGCCGTGACCCTGTGCTCGCATCATGTCGTACGCCAGCGCGTACATCTCTTTGCCTTTCGCTGGCAGACTCTTCCACCACGCGGCACTGGGGTCTCGCATTCCGTACCCTTCGGGCTTGACATCCATCGCGTAAAGCTCGGTCATCACTGGATCGGGCATTGACGGAGTCCGGCGAAGATCGTTAGCGGCGGCTTGTTCCATGAACTTTTGGATACCGTACCCTAGGTCTTCTTTACCGGGGCGAGCGCGGCCGTAGGTCCAAGTGATATTGGGATATTGACCCATCGCGTGCGCTTGATCTATATCTTTCGGAGCTTTGCTCTCGGGATCGAGCCGAAGCTTACCGGTTCTAGGCATGAATCCCTTGGCCACCGCATCTTCATCGGTACTCGACATCGTCGCACGAATCGGTTCGCCGGTGGAAGTCTTGCCAAAAATCCCGGCCTTGTTATACTGCTCCACGATTTCTGCCGGGAGCATGCCCTTTTGCGCTTGACGCATCCCAAGCGGAATGCGCTGGGCGTCCGGAGTGCGGGCAATGGCACGATGGCCCCTACCCACCCCCTCCATTAGGTCAGCGAACGAGAGATTCTTGATTGGCGGCATAATAGACCTCATCGCTGATCGCCAGCGTTTGCAGGTGGATGTCGATCGTGTGTTGCATCGGCTTCGAGTATCCCCCTGCTAGATTCCAGACTAATGGGACCCCGGCTTCGCGTGCGGCGGTGAAGATGCCACGATCGCGGGCCGCTAGACCCTCCTTGGACAGGTACCCGGCACCGTAGGGATCTTGGTCCCAAGCGTCAGCACCGGCCTGATATAGTATTATACCCGCCTTCGAGCTTCGAATCAATCCCTTAGCAAACGACTGCCACATCTCAGCGTTCCAGTGCGAATGGACTGGGCGTCCGATATCCGGGCGAGTGATGTTCGTAACGCGACCCCGGATCATCAGGTGGTCCAGTACGTCCTCAGTGCCATCGCCGTGGTGCCCGTCCCCGTCGATAATCAGCACGTTCGTCGCGCCGTTCCGGAGTGCCTTCATCGCGGTGATCATCAGCCCGTTGAACGTGCAGAACCCGTAGCCATCCTCGAAGTGCGCATGGTGGAAGCCCTGAGTCGCGGAGCACGCCACGCCACCACGTACGCCACCTTGCTGGAGTACATGTTTAGCCGCCGCCCAGTGGCCAGCGTTCGAGTAGAGAAGCGAGTTGGTGATCTCGGGATCGATCGTGCCGAACCCGTTGGGGGCGACATTCTTCAGCACACCACGGACGTACTCGCGGTGATGGGCCTCTTCGAAGTCAACCGCCGTGTACGGCTCGAAGTTCGATCGCACATCGCCCTCCAACTGGTGGATGAATTCGGGGATCTTCGCTACCGAGATGAAGTCGTAGGAGACCTCTTGGGCCGGGTGGTAGAATATGGGGGTACTAGTCATGGTGATGTCCTCTATGGTTTATTGGTCGGGGATCCATTATACCACACGTGGGACAGGTTGTCAAGTCCCTCCCTCTCCTCCTCGGGTAATTCGGGCATTTCGGCCCTTTCGCGTGTGGTGAATCGAAATTCGCAGTGATTGCAGGTTCGGCGACGGCGGGTAACGCCGTTCGCATTTTGGTAGGTAGTACTTACCCGGGTGTCCTCGCCGCACTTAATACAATTCATAACCATCCCCCTGTAATTCCTATATCGTTGCAAACGCGGCGAACCGACTCGCGCACGTTCAATGTCGGATGCAAACGCTCGGTCTCGTTCACCATGTCGGCGAGGATCGCCCGAAGGCCATCTAGCACTTGCTTGGCGTGTGCCCCCACACCATTATCCTGCAGGAAAAAGATCGCCTCGATTTGGTCCGCGAGCTTGACTATGGCTTCTATATCGGAGCCTTTCACCTGCCGGTACGCCCCCATTGTCTCGCTGTCCACTCGGTCCTCGGCCTTTTCCACAATGCCCTTACCCCCTACCGCTTCTAGGTCTCGCTTGAACGGCGTCGGCATGTCCCCGGTACGCACCTCGATTATGTCGTGCGCGAGTGACCACTGCAAGAGCTTGAGCTTGCCCGAGTCTTGTAAGAGGCCTTTCCAGCGCATAGCGGCCGCGAGGGATCCCGCAATTACTGCTACAGCGAAAGAATGCTCGGCCAGCGTCTGCTCCCGCGACGTCTGCACTATGTGCCACCGCTTGACGTGGCAAGCGCGAAGCTGTTCGTATACTGTCAGGCTCATGCGTTTTTCTCCTTAATATCGTAGAACCAGTCGTCCCCAGCACTCCATTTGCGTGTACCATCGACGGTCCACATGCGTTGTGCCGCTTGGAAGTCTGGGAATTTAGTCTCAGCCGGAATTAGGCTTTGATCGTACCATAGGCACCGATTGTTCGGCTGGCAAGCGAACTGGCCGTTGTCCAGCGCGATGAAGTTGAAGCTCTTGTGCTCCTCGGCTTGTTCGGTAAATCCCGTGTCTATATCCATGCCGTCAGCACAGAAGTCCACAGTGAACAGGTATCGGCCGAAATGCCATTCCCGGTCTTTGCCGAGGAACTTCACGCCTAGATTACGCAAGCCGATCTTCTCGACGATTGTGAACCGATATCCCATGCAGTCCCACAATTGCAGAACGTCGATGGGCAGATTCCCGGTGTAGTTCGACTGCCAAACGTAGGCGTGGATGGGTAGCTTATCGTACAGTGCACCATAATTGGGCAAGAGCGACTCGATCCGGAACACTTGGCCTCGCAGGGCTTTAATGCTAACCCAAATCGCGGGTTCCAGTTCCCCATGACCCTTATGGTCGTTGTACAAGAACTCGCGCCGCACGAAGCACTTCATGGGCGGGAGGGATGCGACTATGTAACTCATGATTTAACCGCCTGTAAACGCCGAATCTGGTCCGCTATCTGATCACCCGATAGCTGATCGAAGAGCTGGAACTCGTACTTGCGAGCGATGTGCTCCAGTGCTCCGTTCCAGATCTGTTTCACCGCTTCGCGGTTCTCGTCGTCCTCGGACCCCAGCACGTGGCCGTAGGATTCATTGTACCAACTGTTGAATTCATCATTTCGGTTCGACATGGCGCATGATCCTTGTGTTAACGTCCACTTCCCATTCGCGTCCTTCGTTAATATCCATCTTGTCCTCTACCGCCTTATGTACGTCTATACCGTTCATGTGCGCGACGTCCAGCAACAGGATCATGATGTCACCCATTTCGAGAGCGGCTTTTGGGTTACGAGCGTACTCGCCCACTTCCTCGTAGAGCTTGAGTAGGATGTCCGCAGTGGTACGCGCCGGAAAACGCGAGTCTGCCCACTTGGTGATTCGATCCTGTAGCTGTCGGATGTCAGCCCCACCACGCTTCTTGTAGGCGTTGACCGCCCGGACCGCAAGGTCGGCATTTTTATCGCAGTTCCCCATAACGCCACGCAAGTGGTGACGGACTTCGAAAGTCGCGATGGTTGCGCCGTGCGCATCAACAACTTCTGCCGCCCGTTCGGGGTGTACCGCCCAAGGGGTCTCATTGAGTTCATCCGTGTGTACTGTTGATTCTACCTGTAGCATATGCTCTCCAAAGTTCAAGAATTCGCGCCATTCGTGTCTCTTTTCCGTACTGAGGCATCGAGTATACGTCTTTATATTCAGGTCCAAGTCCGATCCAACGCACGAACGTGTTCGGCGAACGCTCGATCGACTCGACAATATCCTGCACCTCTTCCTCGGTCTTGCAGTAATTGACGAAGTTCAGGAAGATCTCCCGGGCACCATTATACTCGATCGCTTCCCCAATCTGCTTGCGGCTGAATGTGAAAATCCGGCGTGGGAGCTTGGTGACGGTGGTAAGCTCCGTCTTTTGTCCGATCTCCTCGAACGTGATCTCCAACTGGTCGTCGTAGCACGGGCCGGAGTATCCGACTTGAGTGCCGTGTGTGTCGAATCGGTTAGCCACGCGTATCGGGTAAGTGCGGCAAGTACCAACAACGGTTATGTCCGGCAGGTCCATCACTGTGGGCAATAGGTCGTGCGGGATGCCGCAGTCGGCGAGGATTTGCCACAGACTCACGTCACGCGAGGTGGTGTAGGGATAAAAGCCGTGGTACATCGAGAGTCCGTACCCCTGTGCACCTTCCACCAGCACGTGCTCGGCTTCGCGCAGAAGCGCACGATAGGTGGACACTGTAACCACGTATTTCGACAGCCCCTCACAATTAGCGGCTATATTCAAGTCGTCCGGATCGCGTCGAATGCGTTGAATCATCGCGGCACCAACACCCTTTTTAGTCGAACCGATCTTAGTCATCGGCCCAGCCTCCTCTTCGATGTGACGATCCGTCACCACGGCGGCGTGCGGGTGGATCGCGATGCGAACATTCTTTAGCAGGTCTGCGCACGAGGCGATCTCTTCGAGCAGTTGCACCGGGTTGATCAGCGAGCCGGGGCCGAGTAGCACCTGCTTTAGCATAGGCGACACGATGCTGTTCGCAAGGTGCGTGTGAATGAACTTGCGTCCAGTCTTGCTGATGTACGTGTGCCCCGCGTTTGGTGCCCACGCGGTGATTACCGTATCGGGTTCTTCGTCCTCCGCGATCTTGCCCACGATCAGCCCCTTGCCGGTGCTCCCGTATTGTAGATCGACTACCACTTTAATCTTGTCCATTACCTCTATCCTTTCGCTTCATACCAGTCTTCGCCTATGCCCCACTCGCACGTGATCGGAACACGTAGGTGAATAGGGCATTCTACACCATCAAAGGTCGTGTAGATTCGTGCTACCTCTTGCGCTTTGTCGAGTGAGTCATTATCGAGCGATATGCCCACCTCGTCGTGTACCGTCAACAGTAGTCGCCCACAGCCTTCGGCGGTTAAATACTTGTGCAGTTCGATGAGCTTTTGCTTCATGCAGTCCGCGCTGGTAGCTTGGTAGATCAGCCCCGACGCCTTGTGCACGAATTGCCCGCCCGGAAAGCGGAGCCTCCGGCCCATCACTGAATGCACTGAGCCGCGTTCCTTGGCGATGTTACTCGCCTTCTGCGCGGTGTTGCGCATCCCGGGGTTCGCGGCGTGATACTTGTCGAACAGCTCCATCGCTTCGGGTCCAGCCTTTAGGAACACGTTACCGCTCGGCCCCACTTCCTCGGTATAGGGCAGTCCGCATTCCTGCGCTAGCCGCCCCGACCCCATATTGAACGCCAGCCCGAGATTAATCGCCTTCGAAGACGGGCCACCCGCGTACTGAGCGTTTCGGGGGATACCGGTGAGGTCAGACACCAACTGGTGAAAGTCGAGCTTAGGATTAGCGCGATAGGCCTCAATAATCGAGGGCACCTGACCGTAATGGTTAGCCACTCGAAATTCAAATTGTGACCAATCCAGCCCCATCCATTTAGCACCCACATCAGCCTTGAAAATCGGCCGGATAAGCGATTTGATGGCAACGTCTCTAGATGGTATCTGCTGGAGAGCGGGATTGGTAACTGATAGGCGTCCAGTGCCAGTTCCCGCTTCAGCGTCGTTTTTAGTCTGGTTATAGTTGCAGTGAATGATGCCATCGTGTTCGTGCCCCAAAATATGACCCGACAGAAAAGTATCCCGGGTCTTCAGCATTTTACGCAAGTCGAGGATCATCTTCGCGGCGGGGTGCTTCATGCGTCGCAAGCAGTCGGCGTTGATCGAGGCTTTGCCGCCATCAGTCTTGTCCGCTTTCGTGCCGTCGATCAAGTACCATTCATTATCGTCCGCGAGTGTCGGCTTGAATAGATCCGCGATCGATCCGGACGGGTTCGGGTTGACCTCGAAACCGGCCAAGCTATTCAGATCCCTCTGCATATTGTCAACGCGCACGGTGAGGTCGCGGACGGCCTTCTCAGCCAGCCCCACATCCACCCGCACGCCCTGCTCTTCCATGTCCATGATCACGGGCATCAAGTCGCGCTCTAGCCGGTGGACTTGGGCGAGATTCTGCGTCCGCATCTGCTCCTCTTGCCAGTCGTAGAGTGCCAGTGTAACTACAGCGTCCTGAATAGCGTATTTCGACACCATGCTGATCGGAGCACGCGAAATGTTCGGCATCTGCGCATTCCGAGTCGAGCGGCCACCGAAGAGTCGCGCCATCTCCTCGTAGATCTCGTCGTCCTTTTTCATGCCGCAGTATTTGCGGGCGAGGAAGTCAAGGGCGTAGGTGGGTTCGTGTTCCGAGATCAGAGCGGCACGGGTCATCGTGCAGTCGATTCGGTCGAGGGGGATCGCCACCCCAGCTTCCCGGAGGAAGTGGAGGTCGAATTTAAGATTGTGGCCGACCCACACATCGACACGCTTCTCGTCGATAAGGTCGTTGAGCCACTTGATAACATGAGGGTCGGACCGTACATCCCAGTACCCCGAGAAGCCGGGGAGCGCGATGGAAATGCCGAACAGCTTGTCGGCCCACCATTTCAGTCCCGTGGTCTCGGTGTCAATGACCACCACCGGAGCGTGGTCAATGCGTGGGAAAGCGGTCATCAGAACGGGATGTCGTCAGACACGAAGTGCGAATCGCTGGCTGGTCGGCCAGTCATAGAACCGCCCTCTTTCCGATTGATCTTGATGGAGAAGAACTTCTTGCCTTCCATCTTGCCACCCGGTTTACCGTCGTTTACCCAAGCCGAGACCCAGTAGTCTACGCCCTCGACGTTAAGTGAGCCAGTGAATTCCGGGTGCTTGTCTGTCTTGCGACTATCGGCACGGGCCATCATGCCCTTATTGGTATTGTCGTATTCCATATTAATGTCCTCTATCTGTTGGTTAATGAAGGTATTATTATACCACCCGCGCTACTGTCTGTCAATCCTCGTCGTTTTGCCCAATTAACTGCCGGACCATATCTACCATTGATGCCAAGCACCACTCGCAAAAGGTAACGGGCAGAATGCCGAATTCACCTTTGATGCCACCACAGTCCGGGTTGTAATCCGCGCCGCAGACGTTGCATTTGTCAGAGTCGGTATCCATTGTATCCCTCCACTATATCTAGCACTCGCTTGGAGCGGGTCATCCCGACGTAGAACACTCGGACCTCGTCGTCCGGTGACTTCTCGGCGGTCTGCTGTACCCGCGTGGTCATATCAGTGAGAAGAATGACACGATCCGCTTCGTGACCCTTTGCCGCATGAATCGTAGAGAGTCGAATAGTCGGCTCAGTATCGAGGTCGGCGTCGGAATAGAAATCCACGACCCGGCCGGGTATTTGGAGGGCCACGTAGAATGGGGTGCGACCGAGAGCGGCGTGGTCGCCCGCTTCAAGAAGCCTGCGAGTCTCAGCGCTGGAAATGGTGAATATTGCATTTCGCTCCCCCTCTGTGACTCGCTCACCCCGCCCAAGCTTGCGGAACGCTCGGATACCGGAGGCATAACGATTTTGATAAAGTCCGGGGCGGCCCGACTCTCGCGTGTACGGGATGCGGCGTTCAATGAGCGATTGCTCAACCTCGCGGAGGACTGAATGCGTCCGTCCCAATAGTAGTATATCTTCCCCGTGGACGATCTCCACCGAGTTGATCGATCCATGTACTCGGACCAATCCCAGATCTGCTTTGGGACTAAACTCCTTATCCACGCGGAATGCGACTCGACGGATAAGTTCTTGTGATCGTGCGTGGACTGAAGCAGGAAGTCGATGCGAGTACGAGAGCACATGGCTATCACCCTTGTGCTTGTCCGTAAATCTTGCCATACCATGTACATCCGCACCGGCCCATGTATAAATCGCCTGATCGTCGTCCCCTGCGATATGCACTTCGTGAGAACGTCTGACGAGCTTTTCGATAACAGCCCACTGAAGAGGTGATAGGTCTTGAGCTTCGTCGACAAATACAACCTCTGCGTCTGCTCGCACTGCGCCCCGGGCGGCACGTTCAAGCATATCGGTGAAATCGTAATATCCGAACGTAGATTTCCAATCAGCGTATGCCCGAACAAACGCATTGAACTCGGCCCGAGTACCCGGCCGGTCCGAGATGTCGTAAACTTCTGCCGGACTGGAAAAGGTGTTCCGGGCATAATTGAGTAAGTCAAGGTAGAAGTCTCCATCGGCACGCTCCTCATCATCTTCCGGGGATTTCCCGATAATCGGTATTCCCATTACTGTTGAAAATTCGCGAAGCTTCATCGCGTCCACGACTTGCGTCTGCCGCAAGCCCATGTGACGGAAGGCCATCGCGTGAATAGTGGACACATTGTCCGAACGCTTCAGACCTAGTCGGGAGAGTGCCTCGGAAGCCGCCGCGCGGGTGAAAGATACGAAGGCCACGCGTTCGGCTTGAACGCCTGAATCCCTAGTCTCTTTCACACGCCGGAGTAGCTCCGTGGTCTTGCCAGTCCCGGGGGGTCCGTAGATGGCGTTAACTTGCATCAATACTCGGATTCTGCGACTTCATTCACTTCACCGTCGTAGTCGTTCGAGACCTTGACGCCGCCGGAACGGATCGTTTCGTACAGCTTCTCGGCACGCTCGTACAGCTCTTTGTTCACGAACCCGAGGGCCGCGACGTTGAAGTTGAAGTAGCTCTCATTCCGCGCATTGGTCTCGGTCGTAGCCGACAGCTTGTAGGCGCGGCTGAACGAATCCGTGTTCGAGAGTCGCATCAGCGAGTTCCAACGCTTGGATACCTTGACCTTGGACTTGGCCATCGAGATCACCGCTTCTTGCCAGTCGTCGCCATTGCGCACCAGCACGAAGTGTTGAGCCGTATCGGACACTTCCAACGCTTCTTCGGCCAGCTCCGCGATCGCGCGATCTGCGAGTTCTTTACTGGCGAACGCTCCACGAAAGCCGTTACTGCCACCACCGCCCGCTTTACGGTCTTTCCACACGAGGAACTGCTTCGTGTAGTACACCGGCACCACAGTCACTTCAGTGCCGTACAGCGTGCGGGTGACGTTATTGTACAGCATGCCTTCTTCCGCGCCTTCGATGTAGGCGGGGTCGCTTTTCTTGCGCACTGGGGACAGTGCTTGGATCAGCTCAATGCGGGGGATAATCATGTCATCAGTGCCGACATTCTCCGCGCCGCGATTGCCTTGCTTCATGAAATCCGGGATCTCGTTAGTTACGAGTTCGAACTCTTCTTTTACTGCTACTTGATTTTTAGCCATTACTAGCTCCTAGTTACATGCACGCATTGCGTGCGGGATATCCGGCACCATTGCCGAATTCATGTTCGCGTGATCGAGGCACGCGTAAAAGGTGACACGTTCAGAAGAGTATCCGGCACTTCTTCGCCTTCGCGGAACATCTTCTTGACTGCCGCCTTAAGTGTTGAGGGGTTAATATTCTCCTGCAAAAGGTCGCCGCGCCCGTTGTCGCGGAGCCATGTGAAAAATTCGGACTTCTGGTCCGCTTTCACCGACACGTGCATGTCAGCCGTCAACGACACGCGGCCAATGCCAGTAACGTTGATGCGGTCCACTCCATCTTCTTCCATCTTGCTCGGCACCTTCGTGATGCGGAGGAAGTCGAACTCTCGATTGATCAGCTTCAGCTGGTCTTCCAGTGCCTCTTTGCGATTCTGCATCGTGGACATCGCGTGGACCAGATCCACCAACGACATCGGGTCGTACTTCTTGAATTCGCTCTCGATCTCAATAGACATTCTTCTCTCCCTTTACTCCGATTCGGATCGCTGTGTATTGCCTGTCGCGGTTGTTCCACTTGAGGATGTTGAAGGTGTCTCCTTTTTCTCGAGCCATCGCAAATACCAACCCCGCGACGATAGGACTTCCACTGGGGGCGATGAAGTCAACGCCGGGGTCGTACTTATCGAATCGGCTTCGGATGAAGGAGATGAGCTTTTGGTTGTGGAGGGAATCCGGGACATTCGACACCTCGCTGGTGGAAAGGAATACGGGTTCGCCAAAGCGTTCCACATCCTGATAATTGGCTGTCGTGACCTCTTGTGTCACGAATACTACGGGTTTTTGCATACTTCCTCTATGTTCTAATCTCTATGTATCCTATTATACACTACGCGAGCATTCCTAGCAAGTTCCGATCGTTTCGGTCGTTGATGCTTGTCCGCACGAACTCGCTCACATCTTTCTTCTCTCGCAACGCCTGATTTACGGCCGCATCTACAGTGCCCTCGGCAATGATGTCGATGTAGGTCACACTCCGCGTCTGCCCGATCCGGTGTGCGCGATCTTCGGACTGCTCGCGATCGGTGAAAGAGAACGAGTTCGAGTAGTACACCACAAGCTCTGCGCGGGTCATGTTAAGACCCACACCGCCAGTGGCCGCGTTACCCACAAGAAACCGCGCCTTGCCGGTTTGGAACAGGTTCTGCACGTTGTGGTCGCGGTCGTTCTCGGAAATGCCGCCGTGAATCTCTACCACCGCGTCGCGGCCGTACCTTTCGCGCAAAGCCTCGCACACCATCCGAATCTCCTCGATGAACCGGCACCACACGATCGTGCTGGCGTCGTTCTCCTCGGCTATAGCGAGTAGCTCCTCGACTTTCGGATTCTTTCCTGCAATGCGGTTATGCGTGAACTTCGCCGCGTCGTAAAGGTCTGGGTTACGCTCAAAGGTGATGATACCTCCGGCGATCTCTTGGAGCCGGAGCATTCGCTCGAGCACTGTCTTGACGGTGATTCCTTGATCTCCAGATACCGTTTTGTCACGCTTAGCAATGTCTTTATATAGTCGTTTTTGTTCATCTGTCAGTTCAACCTCTCGGGTCTGGTACACTTTAGGTGGTAGCTCCGTCAGCACCTCGGATTTGCGGACTTGATAGATGAACGGCGAGATCAGCTCGATAAGCTCTTCCATATTCTGGTAGCCTACCACTTGCCGATCCTCATACCCACCCATGATCGCATACCGATTGCGGAAAGAGTAGAAATCCCCGATCCCAATAATGTTTGGATCGAGGAACTCGAATTGCATGAAAATGTCCATCGGGCCATTCGCTACTGGCGTGCCTGTCATGATCACTTTGTAATTCGCGGATTTACCCAACTTCACGCAGTTCTTACTGCGCACGGCCGAGTGGTTTTTAATCATGTGTGCTTCGTCCACAATCATCCCGACACGGGTACTGCAGTCCACGAACTTCTGCGCAAGATGCACCGCGCCACCAGCCGCAAGCGACTCGGTGCCGACGATTAGGAACTTCAGCCGCCCATCGGTCGTGGTATTCCACTCCTCGAATGCCTTGGGCTTGCTGGTGTTTAGGATCATCGTGTCGCACTCCATCGGGCAGTGGATTAGCACCTCGCGCTCCCAGTTCTTACGCGTACTGAACTTGGTGACAATCAGCACCCGATCCACCTTGCTGTCCATGAAGTAGGCGGCAAAGAGATCGAGCGAGGTCTTGGTCTTTCCCGTACCCATGTCCATGTAGAACGCGAACGTGCTCTTATTCCACGCATGGTCAAGTCCCTTGAGCTGGTACGGCCGGGGTGTGGTCTTGAACGTGTAGACGGGCGGGAACGCCGCTACTTGATTCGTGCGTACGCGCTCGATAGTCGAAGTTGCAACCGTGCGAGCATCGTCTGTGAATGTGTCAGCATCAAAATTACCCAGCAGAAACTCGCTATTAGCCCGAAGAGCAGGAGCTGTCCACACGCGGCGACGAGAATCCCAACGCCGATTGGGAATGCGGCGAATCTTGTCCACCATCCACGGCGGGGAGTGAATAACGAATCGGCTGGTCTTTGCGTCATATGCGATCTGCACCTTAGAATTCTGATCGGAACTTGGGTTCATCGACTTTCACCTCATGATCTTCGGTTATGGGGGCATACCAAACGTTGATGGGCTTGCCGCCCGGGATTCGGAGCTTGTCGTGGTCCGCGCCGCAGTCACGCCGGAGCGACGTCCACAGATCCATCCCCGTCATCACCTCGGCCTTGTTGCGCTTCAGGAATTCGGAGAATGCAGTGCCCCGGAACACGATGCACCGCGTGCCGTTGATGACCTGCACCACCGGGATGTTGCGGGTGAGTGCCTTGCGATCTTCGATGTTAGTGCCATCGGAAGTGAGGTCGGCTTTTTGCACGAACTCGTTGAACTTGGCGGCAATGATACCCGACGCGCTGGCCTCCTTTGGTACTTCAATCACTCGCAGTGTTGGAATGAGCGGGTCAAGGATACGACGTCGCCACGAGTCCTGCGTGATTTTCGGTATATTGATCTTGAGCTGTTCGAAGATCAGTGTGCCCATCGCGGCGGGGTCACGTAGGATAATAGTCGGGATGTTCGCGATGAGCTTCCCGTTGACGTGGATACCCCAGCGCGGGGGTTCGGATTGATACTCAATCAGCTCGGTGAACTGGGGCAGTTGGTCCTGCGCATCCAGCTCTTTACTCTCGTCGGTCGAGATCCCGAACTCGCGGGTGACACACACCTTGCGGTCGCAGAGCGATTTGCATGGCTCCTCGCTACATTTGTACAGGTAGTCCCGGCGCGACGCGGAGCGAATCACCTTCTTAGCCTCGGCGGGTCCCAGCGGCTTGTCGAACATCGTGCGGTTCAGGGCCATCGCATCGTCAAAGAATGTGTCGGGACGGGCACGTTTGAGGTACACCACCACGTTGTACATCGAGTCATTGCGGGAGCCGGACTCCACACCCGTGTGAATCATTTTCTGAATGCACGGCGGGGCTTCCAAATGCTCCCGGTGGGCCATTTCCTGAAGTGCCGCCACTGTTACCCGACGCGACTGGGCGTACGAGATGAACAGCTCGAACGACATCTTCTGCCCTTTGTCGTCGATCGCGTACCGCACCGTCTTGTCTTTGTCAAAAAACGGCAGGTTGATCCAGTTCCCCAGCGACTTTTCGCCACTGGACGTGGTCAGCGAGTCCTGCTTGGGGAAGATGTCCACGTGGTTCGGAATTTGAAGCATGTCGCGCCACGAATTCAGAAGCCGGATCACGAGCTTAGCCGGAAGGTACTCCTCGCCAAATAGGTACAGGTGCGCCCCGCCCGATTTGCTACGGGTCGCCACTAGCGGGAGCCGGTAATGCTCGATTTTCTCCACGAGCTTGGGGATGTCGATGTCGGACCCATCCGAGCCTTTGCCGTGATTATCCACGTCGATACAGCCGAACAGCACCGTACCCCCATCCGTGATTGGGACTATGCCCAGCCCCATCACCCCATCCAAATGGTCCGTGTAATGTTGTAATGTAACCTCGCTCTTCTCGGTCACCATATTGCCTGTCGCCGGGTCCCACTGTCCAAAGGACCGGAGATTCCCAGCGAACAGATTCGCGTAGTCCTGAACTAGACTAGTCATCGTTTCACCTCTCTATACGTCTATGTATTGACACCACCTCTGTGGGCTGGTATAATTATAACATCTCGCCATCGGAACAGCAACCCCCACCGTTTGTTCCACCGTTCCATAGCAATGGAACACATGATGGAACACCCTCCCCCATTCGACAGACGGCATAGCTGTTCCACCGTTCCATGCGCACGCGGGGAATTCTCTGTCAACGCCGTGGTTCGATACGGGGGGTATATGATGGAACGGGGGGTACAACGGAACACGGCACATTCAAGCCCCGAAGGACGCGGGCTTCGAGACACCAGAGCGTTCCAGACGCCGTACCATCTTGATGGTACAGGTAGTCGATTCTAGGGTCTTCTCGTGCGTACGCATGTAAGCGGAAGCCTCTCCGAGCGCATCGAAGAGGTGGGGAGCTATATTAGTAGCTTACTGGCCCATGGAACTCAAGGGAGAGGGCGGAGGACCGGCTGGCGGGGTCACCATACCGGATAGCTCCACCCTCGGCGGCCGTGTGGGGGCCATTGAGTCTTCGGGATATTGATCTTTGGGATCTCGAGAGGCGGCAAGGCCCCCGATTAGTGTGGCTCCGGCATTCGTAGCACGGCTCGAGGTGAGCAATGACTCCTCCTGCTGTTTGAGCGACTGCATTATACTGTCAATTACCGTGTCCACCTTAGCGGTCGGGGTCAGGAGCTTCTGAGTAGTTTGGCGAGCAACCCGGGGCGGCATTCCAATCATGTTCGGAAATTGGGCGCGGAGCGCATCCCCGGCGGCGGTGAAAGGACGACCAGCCATCAAGTTCGCGGCGGCACCCACCCCTGCGGCACCTTGGTCAAGGTCGGTATCCAGTGGCGTCCGGCGGAACCCGGCCTTTTCAGTCTGGAGCATCCGTTGCTCTTGCATCAAGCGATCCTTGAACTCGTCAAATGCGGCGTCGTCACGGAAAGCGCGGCGTAGCTTCTGCTCGGCATCACGGGACAGAATCGACTTCACCGGATCGGCCGTAGGTCCCGCGACGCGAAGCTTCTCCAGCATCGCTTGGGAGATACCGGAGCGGAAAGCGTCGTACTCGGATGGTGAATCCTTGAATCGGTCGATAAGCTTGCGCATATCTAGCTCGGGCATCGTGTAAATCTGCTGGCCCTCTTTCATCGCTGTTAACAGCTCGGAGTCACCGGCAAATGTCTGCCGTGCGATTCTGTACTCGGGTGACGCCTTTTCCATATCGGCGAGCAGTCGCCGTTTCATATTCAGAAGTGTCGCGGCTTGGCCACCGCTACCTTCGCGCATCGCGTTTTCGATCATGTCGTCCAGCGCGATCTTGGTCTCGTGCAATCCGCGCAGGGTGTTGCGGGGGTCGGTGATGTCGATCTCGTTGTCGGCCATCCGCTTCGCGCCGATCTTCATCGCCTCTTTGAATGTAGGCAAGTTCCGGAGTCGAGCGATGTCGGGCGCGGTCGCGGGACTGAAAGTCGGAGCACTCGCATAAGCCGCTTTGTAGAGCGGGTCAGCCTCGTCACTACGCTTCTTAATGAGGTCTAGCACGTCTGTGTAGAAGTCTTTAGAACCTGACATCAACGTACGTAAATCTTCCGATACACGGGGGATGCGTTCCATCTCGCGGGTGACGAGTTCGGATTTACCAATGCGTCGCGCTGGCGATGGGGCGGCGGTTGCGTTGCGGAGCAGTGCGGCGGTGTTCTCGCCTAGATCAGCTAGTGTGATCTCGCCACGAGACATCGATTGCATTTTGGCCAGTGCTTGGTCGGGTGTCATCCCGTCCTTTTCCAGTGCCTTAACTATCGCAAGATCAGCCGCCTTATTCGCATCGCCGAAACCCAGTGATTGCTTGATCTTGCTAAACGCTGGCATCGCCACGTACTTGCCGAGCAGTCCCAACGTACCAGTGGTCACAGCACCGACAGTCGCGCCTTTGACTGCTTCTCCGCCCAATTCGCTGGGAGGCTTTTCGCTCGTACCGACAGCGGTCACGGCACCAGACCCAGCACCATAGCCCATCATTCGGGGAATACTTGGGGCTTTGCCAAAGAGCATACCAGCGAGCTTCGGGCCGACAGCTTTGGAGACCGATGGGACCGCGCCAGCACCACCGGTGAACAGAGCCGGAACCAATGCGCCACCAAACTCTGAGGCAACCGCAGTGCGGGGATTTTCTTCTGCGTATTTGCGTAGGCCTTCGCGTTCGGCTTTTACTAAGTCTTCGTAGCTTTGATTGCCACCCATCGAGCGCAACCGAGCGATAGCTTCATCCGAGAAGCCCATAGAGAGACCTTGGAGTGCCTGACCAGCCGCACCCGGAAGCATCGCGTTGGGGCGTGGGGCTTGTGGGCGTACCGGCGCGGCGGGGGCTTGAGTATCGGGTGTACCCGCCTTGTTCAGCGTGAACCTGCGAATCGTAGCCTCAGGCGTACCAGCGGGGAATTCGTAGATCTTGCCGTCAATCACTCGTTCGATGGTCATTGGGGAGTCTCCCGTCCTTGGCTATCAACACGCACTCGGGGCATGCTGAAATATTGCTGGTAAGTCATGCGGTTTGGATTGATTGATACTCGGCCTTTGTCGTCACGTACCGTAATTGGGTTCGAATCTAAATACCTGCGCCATTGAGCTTCGGCGTAAGGCGTGATAGCACCATTTACGGCGGCGTAGTCGGCCATGTACTTGTTAAACTCCGCGTCGCGGCGGCGTTGAGCGATTTGGAACTCGAGCAGGGTTTTGTTCGTAGATGGTTCTTTATCGGAGCTGAACGTTCCGAGTTGCATCATCTTCACGTCCAAGTTCGACACATTGGAATCGCCGGGGATGCGGTTTTGCTTCGCGGCAAGTGCGGACAGTGAGTCGAACTCGTTGATCTTAGCGCGGTCGCCAGAGGAAAGCTTCGCAATGTCGCCGATCCCGAACCCGATTCCGTAGGTGTACCCAGTGCTGATCTCGGAGTTAAGCTTCAGAGCACGTTCAAGGTTTCGAATATCATCTTCAATTCCGGCAGTGAACGGCGAGATTTTTTCGCGAATATACTTGCCCGATTCGGTCAGGTCACTCTCGCGCTTCTTAGCCATCTCGATCTTGTTCAAACCCCGATAGGAAGTCTTTGGATCTATCGGCACACCGACATCCATGGCTTTAGTCACCACCGCGTTAATGTCGCCATTGCGGATGTGGTCGTCGATCTCTTGCTTTGTTCGAGTGGTTTGTGCAACTTGTGCCGCGATAGACGTGCGTTTGCTAGTCTGGTCCAGACGCACGTTTTCGTCCACGATCTTCTGTGCACGGGCACGGTCCCTCTCGTTAAGTGGGTCGCCACCGAATGTCTGCAATGCATCCGACACGAGCTTATTCTCGGCACGGAATTTCTCGCGTTGAGCTTCCTGTTGCGCTGTGACTAGTTGCGCGGGATCATTGAGGTTCAAGTTCAAGCGGGTTGCAATGTCGCGTAGGCTTTTGGTGTCCTCGAACATCTTGAACTTCATAGCGAACTGAGGGTCAGTCAGTGATACTCCGGATTGACCGGCGAATGCTTTCATCTCAGGTGTCGCTTTGTCTATCGCAAGCAGTTCTTTGACGCGGTTAATACCTTCTGGCGATCGTGGGTTCAAACCCTCGGATTGCACTTGCTTTTGGTATGCGGTCATCTGCGGGGTGAGCTTGGACACCACATTCAGGCCGAGGCGGGCGGCTTCTTTCTCTTCTTCGACGGCCTTGAGCGACAGCTCGTAGCGCATCTTGGCAAGCTGAGCATTGCGGTCGGCTTCAGCTTCTTGCGCTTTTCCAAATGCACCAGCGGCAGTGCCAAGTGATTCGCCAAAAGAGCCAGTGCGGGTGGGCGCTAAAAAGCCTTGAGCCAACGCGAGGTAGGTGGGGTCAATCCGGCCCTTGCGGTCTTGCAACGCTTGCTTCATGGTCTCGCGTGCGGCGTCCACTTCGGCTTTCGCGGCCTTGTAAGCGTCAGAATCGGCACCCATCGCCTGTCGTCCTAGAGCCGAAAGCGAGACACTCCCAATCTTCTCGGGGTCGATCTTCATCATCTGCGCGAGCAGTGGGCTGTAGCCGCTTGTGTCTTCAGTAGGTTCTGCCATAATTGACCTTTACTTGATGCCACCGAACTCGTTAGTTCGGGTCGTATTCTGTGAAGCCACTGTTACTCCCCGAGAAGTAATCATTGAAGCCCGGGCTACTGAACAAATTGCTGAGTGACGTGCCGAGCGAACTGAATGCGTTGCCGAATCCAGCGGCGGCACTAGTACCACCTTGAGGTCCGGAAGCGAAGAGAGAGCCGAGACCGGCGATTTGGGCGAGTGGCGACGTGGAGTAGGCACCGGGAATCGGGGCACTGGCCTTCTCGGACACTGTGCTCGGCACTTTAACATTCGAGAACACGTTGGCCGCACCAGTAGCGGCGGCAAGCGGTGCCATAATCCCGGTCTGCTCGAGCTTCTGCTCTTCACTGCCGAGACTGTACAGACGTTCGAGTTCTTTGAGCTTCAAGTCGAGTTCCGAGGACGCTAAATTGCGTTGAGTCTCGGCGGCGTTACGGTACAAGCCCGATTGCTCCATCGCGGCTTTCAATGCACTGTCGTAGCCCGATGCCATCTGCTTTGTTTGTGCACCCAGCAGGTTCGCTTGAGTATCGGCTCCTAACTGGCCCATAGCGTCGAACATCCGCTTGCCACCCAATCCACCAGTACCGGCGAATGCGCCTTTGAGTGATGGTATCAACGAGCGTTGAAGGCTCTGCTGTTGGAGTCTTTCCATTTCGTCCACCACACCGGGCATCTTCACACCTTTTGCATTGGTGTAACCCGAAATGTAGGGATTCATGAAGCTTTGAATCATCTCCGGCGTGATTCCAGCGGCGGCAAGCGCGGCGGTGTCGCCAGCGTCGCCCAGCATAGTCTCGTAACCGCGAAGCCCAGTGCCTTCACCATCTTCGCCTTTAGCGTAGTCGAGAACGCTCGTCTGCAGGTCCGACATTGGAGCGACAAGCTCTTCGCCGGTCTTTTTCAGCAGTTCCGTGCCGGGTTCAGCGAGACCTTCAAGGTACGTCGTGTACCAGTCCGGACCAGTGGTATCGACTACCTTGGTCGTGTCAATATTCGGTAGGGGATCGCCTTGAAGCAAGCTCATAATACACCTTTCAGATATGCCAAGGGCGATTTAGCCGCTGGGGGAATTGATTTAATGGAGCCGCCGCGTTTGTGCTTGCGGATTGCTTCCCGCATCGCATCCAGCTTCTTGGCACCCTCTTTGTTCGAACCGTCGCCCAGTGCCGCCACAATATCCGCGTCGAACACGTATTCGCCGTCAGCGAGCTTCGCGGGGATGAGATCGTCCTGACCGCCGCCCGCGCCCTGTACGTAGTGTGAACCTTTGTGTGGTACATCGCCGCCCGACGCCGCCATTAGTGGAGAAGCCATTATTTTACCACCGTCGGCATATTTCTGTACAGTCCCCCCATTCATGAACGGTTCGAGGACCTTGGAATAGGAGGGTTCAGTACCGTAGGCGTAATAATCGGCTCCGGGTTTCTCAGCCCCGTCTTCGATTCCGGAGGCTCGGCGTAGGGCCGAAAGTGCTTGTGCTTCTTGGAACATAGGGGTGTCTTGTGGAAGTAGTGCGCCGAGTCCGGCAAGTGGCGCGAGGTTGCGGAATCGACCACCGAGCCATGTCTCGGCGATGTCGCTGTCTTTGGCTTTGTACGTAGGTTCGCTGAACGATGGCCCAGCCATCATACCCGGCGTCTGTTTTTTGGGCGTAGCTAACTTAAGCTTGGCCGCTTCGATGCGTTTGTTAACCTCATCGGGCGTCAAGACTTCTCCAGTAGTGACGTCGATTGCTGTACCATCCACCACCACTGTATTGCTATCGATGACTTTACCGGGACCGTCCACGCTAATAATTTCGCCTGTGTCCGTGTTTACGTTGAGCGTCGTAGTGAGATCAGTGTTCGTGCCCACCACGGTGTTAGTGGTGACGCCGGTAGTCGTGTTATTGGTCGAGGTCGTACCGACACCCGTGGCCGCGTTGTTGTTAGTCGTGGTCGTAATGCCGGTGGTGTTATTCGTGCTCACGGCAGTAGTTGTACCTGTCGTCGCGTTCGAAGTTGTAGTCGTCGTCGTACCAGTATTAGCGTCCGAGGTAGTGCTGGAGGTCACACCCGTCGCCGCATTGGAGCTGGTCGTAGCCCCAGTCGCCGCATTGGTGCTCGTGGTCGTACCAGTAGTCGCTGTGGTGTTAGCACCAGTCGCTGTGGTTGCCCCCGTTCCAGCTGTGGTGTTAGCACCAGTCGCTGTGGTTGCCCCCGTTCCAGCTGTGGTGTTAGCACCAGTCGCTGTGGTTGCCCCCGTTCCAGCAGTCACATTAGACACGGCAGTAGTCGCGGCATTGGACGCAGTCGCAACGTCAGCTCCAGCGGCAACTGCGGCATTTGTAGCAGTAGCGGCCACTACGTTTGCATTAGCACCAGTGGCATTTGCGGCGTCGACTACCGAGGTAATTGTGTTGTTAACGTCAGCACCGTTGTTTATAGCTGTACCAACCGATGTGTCGACGGCTTGGGTCGTGTTACCGGTGGTGGTGAAGATCGATGCAAAATCCGTGGCGGCGGCTGTGTCGGCACCAGTCGCGGCAGAGCTGGCCGTGGCGGTCGTGTCAGCTCCCGCTGTTGCAGTGCCACTACCCGCGACATCAGTCGCAGTGGTTCCAGCGGTTCCAGCGGTCCCAGTCGCACCCGTGTCGGTGATTTTGGTAATTGTCTCTGGACGGAATGAGCCATCGGTGGACGTCAGGCCTTCAGACGCGAATGCTTGTTGAATATCTGAGGAGACGCTCGAACCAGCGGTAAGTGATCCGGAGGTTTTAGAACCGATTGTACTACCCGCGATAGATTTGGACAAAGCGGTCGCTAGGTCATCACCAGTGGCAAGTGCGACTGCTAGTTCCTCAAATCCTTCTTCTGCCCATTCTTTGCCGACCGACGTGGTGGTCTTGCCAAAGACTTTTTCCATCGCCTTTTCATAACCTTTGATAAGTGCCGCATCCGCGAGAGTTGCTGTTCCAGCGGTAATTGCGAACGCCTTCCATCCATCAGCGTTGGCCAGCCTTTCAGCCTCATCGACTGGTGTTCCCTTAGCGATCTCTTCGTTAAACTTTTGGCGGGATTGTGAACCCATGGATTCCGAAGCGTTCATTAGAACGTCAGTGGCGATACCTGCGCCTTTGCCAAGTATTTTGAACACCGCACCGCCGGTAACGATTGGGAGAACCTCTTGAAGGCCTTCTTTAGCGACTTGAGTTAGCACCAGTGGGTTGTTTAGCACAGACTTGATCGCGGCGGCCGCTTTTCCAGCGTACGTATCCGCTCCTTGGATGTCGTTCCAGAAGTTCTCGGTAGCTTGAGTGACACCGGGTATTTCAAGATTTTGCCCAGTACCTTCGAGTGACTGGCCCAGTTGCACAAGCAAGTTATAACGCTCGGCCACTCCCATGTTGGCTAGTGCAGTACCAAGGTCAGCGATTTGTTCGCCACCCGCTCCGATCAACGTTGAAAGTGTTTGACGAACCACATCACCTGATGTGCCTTCGAGCGTGTTCGCCCAATTCACCAAGTCGCTACCGGCCACGTCGAGATTCTGAGCCGCTGTAGGCACACCTCTATCGCCTACACCGGCGATGTCGATCATTGGAACCGTGCTACCCGGAGCGTATTTTAGCCCGCGTTCATCATAGGCGAAGCCCTTGTCATCAACCCACCGGTCTTGATCATCCTTACCGACGATAGCGGGTGCTTTGTTTAAGATGTCTTGGATCGACGCGTTTTTGAGCTGATCAACGGTCATCGAGTTGGCCGTATACGCTAACGCCGCCACTTCTTGGTCGGTGAGCTTATCGAAGGATTTTCCAGTCGTCTTTTCATAGGAGGTTACCAACCTATCGACTTCAGTGTTGCGAGACTGCTGATCAATCGCTTGATCAACACCTTCGAATTCACCCTGATCAAATGTGCCAGTCGTTCCGGCCGTGACGCCATCATTACCAGCACCGCCAGTCACCGTATTATTGGTAGTTTGGGTATTAGTGGTAGTGCTAACGCTTGTACCAGTATCAGTACCCGTGCCAGTCACAGAATTCGCGGCGATGAGTGCCTCTTCATCAGTCGCACCAGCGGTTTTTGCGGCAACGAACGCCCCAGCACCATCAGTTACGCTATTCGTAATAGATTTTGCAACGGTGGCATTCGACAAGTTATTGGCCGCATTGATGGTGTTGTTAAGTCCCGCCGCCGCGTTGATAATGGCGGCTCCGTTACCCGTGCCTAGTGCGTTAGTGAGGTTTAGTGCGGCTCCGGCGGTCTTGAGATCGGAGCTGTTGGTAAGTGTACCAAGTGATCCTAGCGCACCTGCATAATTACCAGCGTCAATATTCGCCACCACATTGTAAGCGTTCCCGGCATCAGCCAGCGAAATTGTGTCGGTGAGCATTGTACTGCCAGCTAATGCGCCCACCGTGGAATTTTGCAACAGCGAAGACGCCAGTGCGCCCAAGTTGCCTTGATCAATAGCGTTCGCGACGCGAAGGCCAGTAGCTACATCACTAAACCCGCCAACACCCGCAAGACTCGCAAGTCCACCGAGAACATCACCATTATCAATAGCAATCGCGGCATTAATCGCCTGTGCAAAAGGCGCGACTCCGGGTACGAAAGAGGCTATAGCCAACAATGGGGCAAAGTCGCCTATGTTACTGCTAGAAGCCCCGGTGGTGTAAAAAATCGGATTGCCCTTAGCGTCGAATGTAGTGCGAAACGCTGTATTACCCGAACCAGCGTAGGTACCCGACCAAGCGTCGCCCACACCACCACGTTCGCCGTAATCATTGATTAACGCCTTGCCAGTAGCTTTGTTACCAATGACTGTAGTCGTGCCGATTGGTGCGACGTAGGCAGTCGAAGATGTTCCACTTTCGCCACCCTCGTATATCTGTTCGGCTTTAACCAACGCCGCATCGACTTCTTTACCATTTTGATCCACATACCCGACCAGCGTTGCGGTTTGAATGGGCTGGCCGTCTTGATCGACTTGGCCAGTGTAGGAATACTCGTATTGCGGCGTGACTGTTACATCGACTTTTTGCTCGACTTTACCGACTTGATTGATATCTGTTACGCCGTTCGCTACCAACTGCTCAGCCATAGCCCTAGCGTTAGCTTCAGCAGACCCGAATCCTTCACCAGTCCACCTAGAAGTGGTACCTTGGGCAAGGATTTGCTGAGTGACTTTATCGACTGCGGCATTGCTGATATTAAAACTCTGGCCAGCGAGTTCAATGGTACTATTCGCCGCGTTGTTAGCGGCAATTTGATCAGCTTGCGCTTGTGCTTGACTGTCTAGAAAGGCATCTTCACCGGTGTAGGCTTGGGCTAATGCACCAGTTCCAGCCGTGGTTGTGGTGTCTGCGGTAGCACCGGTAGTATTGGAAGTATCGGTAGTCGCTTGAGTCAGTGCACCAGTACCAGACGTAGTTGAAGTATCCGCCGTTACTGTGTAACCGTTTGCCGGAGCCGTGTAAATGCCGTAAGCACTCTGAATTGTAGGTGTGCCAATGCCGAGGTTGGTCAGGTAATCAATCGCTACCTTTTGATTTGCGGCTGTATCTCCCCCTACGAGTCCGATAAATTCCTCGTACGCGTTTGCGATATCTTCAGCCGAGCTTGATGAGGAAAGTCGTTCGTAGAGTGGCATGTCAGTTCACCGCAGGGTTAACAGCATTGACGAGATGCTCGGCCCACACCTGCCAGTCGTCGTACTGGTAAGGTCCCGGAATGCCTTCATTTGTGAACACATCTATAGCCTTGAGTCCCGCACCCCAGTCTTGCCAGTCAGTGCTCGCATCAGGAATCGAGAGTTGTTGAGGAGCGTAAAGCTCGCACATAAGACTCGCCCACGACTCGAAAGTGTGATAGCGAGGATCGTAGACTTGCGCGGGGTTAAGTATTTCAGCCATCAGGGTCTCGAGTCGCCGAGATCGGCGTTTAGAATGACTTTACCAAGCTGGTAGTTGCCGCCCGCCACATTGGACACGAATTTCAAGCGCAATTCGCGGCGTTGCTCGAGCATATCAATTTTGCCAGTATTAGGACCGAATATGTAGGCCGCACTAGTAGTGTCAGTGGTTTGCGCGTACGGCCGTCCAGTGACGTACAGTTCCATGTCGCCGCTCTGCACGAAATCGGGTTCGACACGCTCTAACGCCAGCAACCTGTTGTCGCCTACCGGAGCGGGTTGTGAAGGTCCACCAGCGACCCATCCAAGATCGTTAGTCTCGAAGAATGACTCAATAGCGATTGCGGTAGCACCCGACACCTTGTCCGTCCCGATTTCGTTCTGGTACAACGATACGAAGTTCATTAACGTGGCGACAGTCAGCACGAACCCCGCACCCCCAGCTAGCGCGGCTGAAAGTGTGTTGCCGACTACGTAGTTAACGCCGTGGCCATTGATAACTACGGCAGTCACAATACCGCCAGCTACTGTAATGTTAGCTGTCGCTCCCGTCCCGGCCCCACCAGTAAGAGGTGTGTTATTAAAAGTGCCATTTGTATAGCCGGAACCCGCGTTGGTGATCGTGGCAGTTAGAATACCGCCGGATGAATTCACGTTCCATTCAGCGGCTATGGGGAAAGGGAAAATCTGCGAAAAGAATCCGGCAGATCTTTGTGCCCCAGTCGCTTCGCCCGCGTCGTACCAGCAGTTTTCGCGAACGTTATAGATCACCGCGTCTGTACACTCCGTAGCGTTGCCGCGTGGGTAGAACCACCAAATCTCGCCGAATCGCGGAACTTTAGTAACCCACACCTTCTCGCGGGCGTCGTAGTTCAAGTTATCAAAGAAGTAATTCTGGTTAAACGTGTTCGGGATCTCTTTAACGACACCATTGTAGAGCAAGAACCGGTCAACGCCGCACCAATAGTACACGCCGTCGTACTCGATAACGGATTGTGAGGACAAGATCGAGGACTGGCTCGAAATCAAATCGTATCGCCAAAACTGCGGAGGAGTGCCCACGCCACCTATGTAGGATACCCGTATGAGCGAGTCCAAGCTCCAAAAGAGGCCGGATGGGGCGTTCGATCCGCCGCGAACTGGGAGTCCCTGCACGATCTTGCCGGTGGCAACAGACACTTCGTTAGCGTCGGCCGATACCCAATCATTGGCATTACCAGCTGATGAATTCCTAATCAATCCGTCATTACCGTACACGAACACGTAGGGGTGAAGTGTTACCACGCCGCCCGATACTGACACGTTGTTGTCAAATGTTAACGTAATCGAGGACCCATTGGCCGTAGCTGGTGCAGATATGACTAATGCAGTCGTCGAAATTGATACGACAGTCGCGCCAGAGGGTATGCCAGTGCCGGACACTGACTGCCCCGCGCCGATTAATACATTGGCCGTTGACAGCGTGATATTCGGCGATCCCGATGTTATCGTGGCCGCGACTTGCGTAAACACGCCGATCGGTGCCATGCTAGTACCAGTTATGTTGCCACCAAGCACTGGTGTGTTAACGTTGTTATCGATAAGTGTAAGGTTCTGACCGGGGTGTGCAAGCAAGAGGTTATTACCCGAGCCGCTCACGTCGTAAAATGCGTCAAATTGCCACAAATTGTTAGAATTCGCTGTGAACCCGGAGAGGGTCATGTCAGTGATTCCAGATCCGATGCCCGCGTTGCTGATTGGGAGCAACTGCAAGCCGCCCGAATAACCGCTGAACACGTTATTGAAATTCTGCTGTGGGTTCAGGTAGATGCCACGCGATGGCCCCGCCAAGTCGTTGACGATTTCGCGGAATCCGCCTATTTTACGCGGACGACCACGCTGGAAGCGAACCCAACGGCCGGAATTGTAGAACTGCTTGTCGAATACTGTACCATCCCGCTGGACGCCGGGTTTGGTGTCGAGGGCGAAGACCTTTTTAGTCATGGGAACGTACCTCCAGCGATTCCTACCGGAACCTTCATCCCACTGCTAGAAATATCTACTGCGACCGCACCACCCACCGCGATTCCAAATTGGCCGACGCCGGGACGGTAGACACCAGTACTAGTGTCTGCCGCGAAGTTTAAGGATGGGGTGCCGACTGTCCCATCTACCAAGCTGACCACGGTAGCACCCGCTTGCGTGGTATTAGCATTTAAAAAGTTTACACCATCGCAAATCAGTGTCGCTTGCTGACCCGGCGGCACTACTGCAGTAAAGCCGAGGCCGGTCGTTACTGTGAATGTGAACCCACCGGCAGTGGTTTGATTAGAGATTACGTACAAGTTAACGACAGGTGGAAATGTTACCGTAACGTTACTAGTCAGCGTTCCGACGTATTCTTGAATGTTATTCGCCGCTTCATTGTTGGTGAGGAGCACCGAGCCACCAGTCACGTTTTTAGTCAAAGCAGTGAAAAAGAATTGTGAGCTAACGCCGTAGCCGACGGTCACGTAGGCCGTTCCCGTGCACACGATAAACGCAGACTCTGTCGGGTTGAACGTTTTCGAGCTATTGCCGTCAATTAGTTCCGCGCCGGTACAGGAGATCGTGAAAGACCCAGTACCATTATTTTTGAAAAGTACGAACCAGTTATTACCTAGCGTCGCGGCGGCGGGGAGCGTCGCGGTTCCGGAGCCACTGCCGAAGACTCGAGTTTGCGCTCGATCCGTTGTAGCGAATGTGGTCCCAGTTGTAATGGCCGTGCTCGGATGACTTTGGTTTAGTGTAGCACCACTAGCAACCAGCCCAAATCCAGCGAGCGTTGCGGCGTCAGCTGAAGACGTCCCGGCACCGAAAGCGATTACGCCCCAAGTGCCTTGAGCGTTAGCATTAGTGGTGATGTATATATACTTCGATTCACCCGCCGCTACTGAGACAATGGTGTTTACTCCCGAGTAATCTTTAACGGTAAAAGTGTTCGCGCCGATATTGCGGATTAATGCGTCGTTGCCTACCGAGGTTTGGTTAGCTGGCGGCATGAACAGGTTTAAGCCTGCAGTGCTAGCCGTCACTTGCATAATCCGGGCGGCGTAGTCAGCGTTCGTAGTGCTGTTGGATGGCCAGTTTAGTTGAGTATTGGCCGTCAGAGTTACAGCGCGGAAGCTTACGTCCGTCGGCTGAATGACGTCACCAGTAAAGGGGCTGACGTAACTCATGCATCCACCGCAATTGCTTGACGGTCAGCGATACGGAGTTTATCCTCCTCGGCCAGCGTCCCCATAATAGCGTCGTACTGCGACTGCCACATTGGAATGCGCTCGTCGTTCTTGAGGAATGGCATCGCTTGCAGGAGCGAACCGTAAAGCAATGCCTGTGGAGCGTAGATCGTAAACCAGTTGGTTTGATTGCTCGAATCCAGCGGCTGGACTCGCTCGTAGTAAAGCACCTCGAACGCATAGGCGGCGGCGGGTGTGGGGGCCACGAGCCAATTCGTGTAGTCGTAATCCGCGTAATACTCGGGGATTCCGGTGGCCGTGGGGTCCGGCGAATAATTACGGAGATACTCGTACTTGCGCAGAAGCACCGGCCGACGCTCACCCGCTACTGTAATATTCATTGATACCGTCTTGTGCCACCGGGAGGGCTTCGCAATCACCGCCGTACCAATCACCATGCTACTGGTGTTGACTGTCAGGTTACCGAGGAATTTAATCCGGGACGCAATCACCTGCTCGGCGAGCATGATGAAGAGGGGAATCTTGTCGAGTGTAGCGGTGTCAGTACGGTTAAGATATGACTGAATGTTTTCAACAAGAGAGTCGTAGGTCATCACCGACGCGGCAGTCATAGAAGTCCTTCACACGAATGGCTACGTTGGACGAAATTATACCACGCCTTTAGCATTTGGTCAATCCAGCAAAGCACACTCAGAGGTGCGCCTCTTGAGTAGCCCCGGCAACACCTTGCCGCCGCCTCGGGTCCATAGCATCAACTGCTCTTTCGCACCTTCCCAGTCTCCGGCGTTAACCTTGCGCTTGAGCGTCGAGGTCTGGAGTCGCCCGACACCGAGGTTGTAAGCGAAGTCAACGATCGCATTGCACTTCCGGACGTCCGTAATCAACCCCGGGCAGTTTCGGAGAACCCCGGGAAGGTAGGTGTGCTCAAGCTCGATCATCAGTAGCTCTCGTGCCGTAGGTTCGTCCATCGGGGGATCCTCGAGAGTCACCTTTCGCTTGTCGGCGTAGTAAGTGCTTCCGTACCCGATCGTGGCTACGTTAGCTGGGCAGAGGTAGGGCTTGGCTCGATACCCCTCGTACCGGCGGCAGAGTTCGGCGGCAAGCTCCAGATTCATATGCCACGTTGCTTCAGAGTACGGTCAAGGAACCAGTAGTTAATGGTGCCGGACAGCAAAGCGGAGAAGTCGGGGGTCATCATAGTCTTAAACACTTCGACGGCGGGTGCTCCGGCGAGCCAAGCGTTCCAAGCGAACCAGATGTGGATGAAGGACCAGACGAACAGTATCCAGTAGGTCACTAGGGGTCGGACGGATGCCGAAAGCCCTGCCACCCAACCACCAGCGGCTTTAACCATCTCGGCTTGCTGGATGATTGCATTGTTAAAAGCATCCATCACCCCGACGTCCACTGCCGCTTCGCGCTGTGCTCCGATCTCGGCGAGCTTTTGCTGACCCCGGAGCTGTTCCAGCTCGCACTGACGGGCGAACATGTTTAGTTCGTGCATCCGTTCATTCTTTTTGTCGAAGAACTTCAGCACTTCGGGGGCCAAGCGGAACACGCCGCCGAAGATGGAGCCGAGTAAGCCCCCAGATAATATATCAAGCATTGGATTCCTTTATCGTAAACATCAGGTTTTTATGCGCAGGGTAATTGACAATTACTTCACCCTCAGGGCACTTGTACTTAATGTGAGCCATCAGAGTGGCAACGCCGGGAGTCACTTGAGCAGTGGTGTCAAGCTTGAACTTGTATCCGAACTTGTCCACTGTGTCGCTGGCTGGACCTGAAAACGTCGCGATACTGGGCTTTGCTGGGTGTACGACCAATTCAGAATCCCGCACCTCCAGCTTGAACGCCGTAACTTCGCAGTTGTCCCTAATCTTCTGACGAGCTACTACGACCTTAAACTCACCATTGGCGGGTGCATCGGATATTTGAAAGTGTTCCGGTGCCCACTTGAGAATATCTTTGTGAAATACGCCGAACTTGTCAGCTAACGTGTACCCACCACCAATCATTGCAGTAGACGCGGTCACCGCGCCAATTACTTTGGTGTAATACTCGAGTTCCACTTAGATCCCCAGTAACTTCTTCACGAATTCGGCGGCAACGCCCGGTCCGAGAAGCACTGCGGCAATAGTGATGTAGAGCAATATCTCGATTGTCTTCATCCGCTTCTTGCCGCTATCGAGCGATTCGTTGATTCGCTCGTAACGCTGTGCACAAATCGCTTCGTGCACCGACAATTTAGTCTCCATTGATTCCATCGTCAGCCTTAGGAGCTTCGGGCATCTCAGGAGGTTTAGCGGCTTCTTGAATTGCTTGGATTAGTTGGAAGACTTCTTGGTAGGGGCGTGTGCCCAAGTAACCTAAGATTTGATTGGCTGTCTCAATTGGAAGTTGTAAGATCATGCCAACACCTTGTCCATCGTTGCTTGTGTGATTGCACCAGAGTCAACCAACATCTGCAAAACAGGGCCAATCATCTCAAGGGTCTGAGCACTTGCTGTCTCAATCTTTGCAGTCTTGATAATGTTTGATTCATCGTTGTCCCACTTCACACGCTCAAGCAGAGTCATAGCAGAACGCAGATCGTTGGCTGTCCAAAGCCTTGGAAGTACAGGTCTTTCCGCTGGCTCAACATGCACAACAGGCGGATTAGTCCATGTACCACTAACAAGCGTAGCACCCATTTGGATGTCATCACCTACTTGCGTGTTGTAAAACGCCGCAATCTCTGGGGTGTAGTGCAAATCGGGGTGTCCGGGGCAGATGTCGCGAACCGTATTTTCTTCAATCCATGCGTATTTCATAATTAACCTCTCCAAAAAACCATTACACAGCCATTGCCACCGTTGCCGCCCACAACTATGGAGTTGGTTGAATATCCGTTCGATACCCCACCACCGCCACCACCTGCTGGGCCACCTTTACCCCCCTGACAATTACTATTAGCGCCAGTGTTGTTTCCGTAGCAACCGCCACCTCCACCCCCAAGTCCGCCAGAGCCACCAATCAGGTATATGTCATTTTGATTTCCGTAAGTGCCACCACCGCCGCCACCAGTGCCACCAGTTCCACCGTAAACCATCTGACTAGCCGCCCAAGCCGCCGCGCCGCCACCACCACTGCCGGGGCCACCGTTACCCGCGAAGATAAAATTACTGTTAACAGCACTTGCGGCTCCGTAACCTCCTACACCTTTAAGAGAGCAATTAACAATATCGAAATAAGATTCAGGAACAAATCCTTGACTTTGCGCGGCATAACCAGCATAAGAAGAAACATTACTCTGACCAAAGAAGCCGTAGTAGTCACCGCCACCACCTTTCATTCCACTGTTACCTTCGGTGTTAGCTTTACCTGACCAGTTGTAGCTAATATTGCTAGTGTTAACTGGGTACTGTCCATATCCATGAGACCCGCCACCACCTGAATTCGTAGACTCCATAGCATCAAATATTCCTCCACCACCAGTACCTTGCGCGACATTGTTAATGTTCGTAACGCTTTGGATGCTACCGAAGTAATTTGCGCCACCACCGTTTCCTACCCATCCACCGCCCCCTGTACCTCGAGCTTCGGTAATACCAGTTGAGACAGCAAAACCACCCCTACCACCTTGTCCGTAAGGTGAACCCGAACCGCCACCACCACAACCGCGACCTACAGAACCACCTGCTGTACCATTATCCCCGCCTCTACCACCGCTGTAGGTAACTGACCAAGCCGCGCCAGATGAACTACCTGCTCCGCCAGCACCGCCTGTAGCGCTTAAAGCACCAAGTCCGCCGCCAGTAGCGGTTAAAAAAGTACTAAAGGATGAAGTTCCACCTGCTGTAGCGGCTCTAATGCCTGCGGCGTAATTACCAACACCACCAGTACCGATGGTTACTGAGTAGCCAGTGCCGGGAGTCACGTTAATAATTCCCATAGCAAACCCACCACCGCCACCGCCAGAAGAATTGCCTGCGTTAATGTTGGAAGCACCGCCACCACCACCGCCCCAAACGAGCACCATGACCTCGGTGATGCCGGGAGGCGCAGTAAACGTACCGCTTGCAAAGAAAGGCTGAACAGCGTTAAACCGCTGTGCCAATGGTTGGAAGTTGCTTAAATTGCTCATTAGATTACTCTCCAAGTAGAACCGTTGTAAACGAAAGTTGTTGCCGCGCCATTAACTGCCATGGTCATGTTTTCTGCCGCACCCATGATAGTAGATCCGTTACGAGCGACTGTCAGTGGGTACTGTCCAAAAGTTCCAATGCTGTCCATCACCTGTACTGCGTTACCAGTTGAGGGTGAAGAGGGCAGTGTCAATGTCCATGATCCTGAGCTTGTGTTAGCCAAGATGTTGTCGCCTGATACGGCTGTGTAGTTTGCAGTCTTTGCTGTGAAGCCGCTACCACCACCTGCTGACGCCCAAGTAGGTGCAGAACTTGAACCAGAGGATGTTAACACTTGACCTGCTAATCCGTAGTTAGCACCTGATAAGCCAAATGCGCCATTTGCCGCAATGCGGAGACGTTCACTGCCACTTGTAATAAACGCTATTGGTTGATAAGAGCCAGTAGCTGACCACGTTGCTTCAATGTTAAAAACAGAAGCATTGTTATAAAGACTTAGAAAACTGTCGTTGGCAGACGCTTCAACTGCAAAGCCTTGAGTTGATGACGAACCAGTTGATTTGACAGAAACTTTTGACGAATCAATACGCATGCGTTCTGTTGTTGTTGACCCATTTGTACTTGTTAAAAATTGAATTGTCGGAGTACCAATAGCGGCTTCAACAGCAGTAATAGCCAAGCCACCATTGTTTGTAATAGTGCCGTATTGAAGATTACCGCCTGTATAGCGACTAACTCTTAAACCACCAGTAAAGAAACTGTCTGACGTTGGCACTATTTCAAACTTTTGCGCATCCCAAGTAAGCGCTGAGCTAGTAGCTAATGCGCTTGACGATGAGGCGTAAACAACTCCATTCGCATTGAATGATGTTAGACCTGTACCGCCGCTAGTCGTAGGCAGGGCAGAGCCTGACAAACTGATCGCCAAAGTTCCGCTGGTTGTAATCGGCGAACCTGTGATCGACAAGAACGCTGGAACCGTAGCCGCAACGCTAGAAACAGTACCAGTTGCGCCACCAGAAGATGCCAACAAAGTAACCGTACCTGCGCTGTTCTTTGCATACAGCTTCATGTCGGCAGTGTTGAGAGCTAACTCTCCATTGACAAGGTTGCCAGACGAAGGAACAGCCGCCGCAGTGCTACTGAAGTAAAGGGATATGGGCGTAAAGCCTGCTTGTGCCATTAGAAGGTTCCTCCGAAGATGCCAGTCGTGGCATTCAATGTTGTAAATGCGCCAGTTGACGTCGTCGTCGCACCAATTGATGTTCCGTCAATTGTCCCACCAGTAATAGCCACAGTACCAGCGTTTTGTGTCGACATTGTGCCGAGTCCAGTGATCGCTGTATTGGGGATCGTGGTGGAGGCGGACATTGCGCTTGTGCCGTTGCCGAACACATAGCCGGATAGTGTGGTTGCACCTGTACCACCGTTAGCGACGACCAATGTCCCAGCTAGGGTGATGGTTCCTGTTACGGTAACAGGGCCACCAGATGTTGTCAGTCCAGTTGTACCGCCAGACACATCCACGCTTTGCACCGTACCACCAGCGGCGGGGGTTGCAGAGATTGTGATGCCACCAGCAGTGTTGGAGATGCTAACGTTCGTACCAGCAGTCAAAGTCGCTAGGGAGTAGCCTGTACCGTTACCAATAGCCAACTGACCATTAGAAGGCGTAGCGGTTAATCCTGTGCCGCCGTAAGCGACACCAATAGCTGTACCGTTCCATGTACCAGCAGTGAGAGTTCCCACACCGGTTATACCAGTGTAAGAGCCGCTCAAACGGCCTGTAGGTAGAGTACCCGAGGTAATGTTGGCGGCGTTGGTCGTGTCGGTAGTCGCAGAAGGTGCAAGACCCGATACAGCACCAGCGGCAATCGCAATCGCTGTGTTGGTAACCGAAGTCACGCGACCGTAGGTATCGACGGCGAACACTGGAACCTGTGATGCGGAGCCGTAGGTAGCGGCGGAGACTCCCGAAGTCGCTAAAGCTATTGTAACAGCCGCTGAGCCGTCATAGCTCGTTCCCGTGAGTCCCGTACCTATAGTCAATGCATTCGGATTCGCGGCAGTGATCGTGCCAGATGCACCCAAAGCGATGGATGTACCGTTTACCGTTACCGTACTATTCGCCAATTGTGCGTTTGTCACAGCTCCAGACGTGATCTGGTTTGCGTTTATTGCGATTGATGTGTCGCTGGCGCTGGTAATCTGACCTTGTGCGTTGATCGCCAAAGTGGGAACTTGAGAGGCAGTTCCGTAAGAGGCGGCGGTAACACCAGTATTGGTAATACTGAAAGTTGTGCCAGACAACGTAAGACCAGTTCCTGCGCTATAAATTTGCGCAGAGCTGATTTGAGCGAACGTGATATTTGTCGTGCCAAAAACAATAACGCCAGAAGTGTTGCAGGTGTAGGTTTCTCCAGCACCAGTTGCGCCTTGTTGGACGAAGAAAGTTGAACCTTCACCTAGCGTTGATGCACTAGTAAGTCCGTATGTATCGGTATCGGAAGAACGAGTTAAAACCCAATTCGTTGAAACAGAGCCTACGCTAGTCACAACGTACACGCCGTTCTGAGTTTGGTTCGTCTGCGAGTAAATTAAAACACGGTCGCTGACTGAAAGGGTAACGCCATCGATTACCAATGCGGCTTGTGTTCCTGCGTTGGTCAATGTAGCACCAACGCCGACTCCAGCCCCGCCCGGTTGGTTGTAGGTCGCATTCAGATTGATGGGCGACTCGACGCGCACTGGCGCATGAAAGTGAATTCCCGAAGCAACAAGACCGTCTACATACTGCTTGTTGGCAATGTCTGTTGCGGCAGTAGGTGCAGTGGTAACCGTACCAGTCGTCGTCGCCAGCGCGGTGAACGTACCCGCCGCAGGGGTCGAAGCTCCGACTGTCGTCCCGTTGATCGTCCCGCCCGTGATCGCGACAGCAGTCGCGTTTTGGGTAGACATAGTCCCGAGACCAGAAACCTGCGTGTTGGCAATCGCAATATTTGTATCAGCCAAAGCTGTTAAGCGACCTTGCGCATCAACAGTAGCGGTTAATGTTTTGGATGCCGCGCCATAAGAGCCTGCTGTCACAGCAGTGTTGGCAAGGTTGATCGTAGTCGCGGTCGAGCCATTGAAAGATCCTGCATCGAATCCAGTGCCAAACGTCAACGCATTTGTTGTGTTTGACGTGATCGTGCCCGATGCACCAAGTGCTACTGTAACTCCGTTGAAAGTAACGGAGCTGTTGGCCAGTTGCGCATTGGAGATTGAGCCGGACAGATCGGTGGTGGGAACAGTAGCCGAGGCCGTCATTGGCGAAGTGCCGGAACCCTTAACGTATCCAGTTAAGGAATTCGCGCCCGTGCCACCGCTCGCGACATTCAGAGTCCCCCCGAGCGTCACCGGACCACCAGTAGTCGATGATGGCGTGAGTCCAGTCGAACCCGCAGTAAAGGATGTAACACCACCAACCAGCGAGAATTGGTTCCAACTACCCGAGGCGAAGCCGTCGAAAGTCTGGGTGTCGGTGTTGAATCTGAATTGCCCTGCGATACCAGCTGGTTGCTGTGCACTTGTACCTTTAGGGAGGACGACGCCTCCCGTGCCGGGTAATACCGGGTCGCTCGCGATACTAAATACTGGAGCACTCGCCGCGCCGTCAGCGTTCGCGATATCGATCTGGTTCGCAGTCCCGGCCAGCGTCCGACCCGAGACTGAGGTTCCGCCGCCAGTTAGAGCCAATATGCCCGTGCCGGAGAGTGCCGCTACAGATGCGGCGACACCAGTGAGTGCTAATGTGGGGTTCCCGCCAGTACCGTCGGCGTTAGAAACGCCCAATCCGCTACCGGATACAGCGATAGAACGGTTAATTACCGTGTTTGCGCTGTCTTTGACTACGATACCACCGGCCGCCGCGTTTAAGCTGGCCGCCGCGCCATCCATCGAGATACGGTAGAAAGACTGCGCTCCGCCGTCAGTCAACACCAAGCCGGTATTGGTCGAAAGGTAACGGCTATTTGGTAGCGTAGTCTCCTGATTCTTAGTCAGAAACGTCTGATTCTGCGAGGGCGAAGCCGAGATCGCGCCGGTCGTCGTCTGAACCGTCACACCATTCTGAACAATCGGGACCGCCTCTGTACCTGTAATTGCACCGGCGGCGGGTAATTGGGTAATGGCTACTTGTGCTGACATTATGTACTCGTATTGTTAGGTGGACTCGGAGCGATAGTGTCCCGGTTGCCATTAGTGGACGGCGTCTGCGTGTTCCCCTCGGTGGAGATCTGGAACTGGCTGGAGCCATCCATCGACTGACTGCCGGTCATCAGGTAATCATCGTTAGCCGCCACGCTGACGTCCGGACGTGGAAAGCGCAAGTTAATGCGCTCAGTCTTGCGGGCGGGCAGACGGTACGGGTCGAACTGGTCGCGGCATCCCGTGTCGCAGACTCGCAGTCCGGGGAAATTTGGGTCGGGCCCAAGGCGTACGAATGCATACTTCATCTTGCACCGGTCGCACACACCGATGGCGACCGAGGCCAATCCGCGAGTGTCGAGGAATCTTGGCATTACGTCGTGTACACCGAGATATTCGGTGCCCAGTAAATCGGGGACTTATCGCGCTCTTCCTGCTCGGCGTCGTTAAAATTCCGGTCAGCTTGGCCTTCAAGATATTTTACGCGTTCGAGTGGGACGGCGGGGAGTATCAGCGACATCCGGTGCGCAAGCATTGACTCGACGGCGAGGAGCCAGCGATCGGGGATCGCAAGTTCACCGGAAAGTGCTCCAATGTCCTCGATTTGAGCCGAGTACCAGACCGTCATTTGGATGAAGGGGTCCGAAGGTACTGGCCACAGGTAAATCGAGGGGACCGGGATGGTACGGTCGAACCAAAACTGGTAGGGCTGGTTCGCCGTGAAATTCTTGTTGGGTAAGTTCGTGTAGTCGTCACGGTTCAGGCGGGCCATCTGAATCTCTCGGCTATTATTACCAAGATAGAATTCACGAAGCGCAAGCGTAGTACCTCCGGAGGCCCGAACGCGGTATGCGATCACATCCTGCCCGGGGTCAATGTCGGTCCAGACCCATTCATTGTCCGAGACTGCTATTGTCCCAAGGCTTTGCAAAGTGTTCCACGTGGAACCGTCCACGGAATATTCAAACGTTATTGTCCAAGAGGCACTGCCACCACCACTAACATATGGCAAAATACCAATAGAGCCAATGTAGATAGGATTACTAGTGCCGTAGTTAACAGAGATGTTGCCATCGGCCGATGTTTGCTGACAAAACGTACTAGTGTCGCCGTCGTATACATTTGCTACTACTCCACCGGCCGAAGAAGTGTACCCCCCGGTCGGACGTTCCATCTGCCGGTACAGAACGTTGAGGGCGTCGTTGGACCCCACGGGCATATTGTAGATGTACTGGTCCGCATTCAGTCCGATCACTTTTTTCTTGATCGCAAAATACTGAATGCCCTTATTAATGATCGACGAGAGGACGTAAAAAAGATTACGCTTCGACGATTGCACCTGCTCCACCGTAAGCTCTTCGGCGAGCTTGCCTGAAGCCCGAGCCGCGTCGTCAATCAGGTTCTGTACGCTGACTGTCGTTAACCCTACTGTGCCAGATGTTGCCATTTATTACCACCCCGGGCAATTCCAACGTTTAAGTGATGCGGCTTTCCGGGTCGGACGCCCTTGGTCGTCTTTCAATGGCCCCGGATTGCCCTCCATCCTAGCGCAAAATGAATCCCGACGAGGTCCCCCTTGGGGCTGTGGAGCTTTCAAATTACTGCCAGTTTCCCGATTATACTTTGCCCGACCCTTTTCTGTCAATCCTGCGCCTTTTTCGACCGAGAGCTTCTCGCCCCGACCTATCGCGAGACTCGGGCCGCCGTCCTTCATTCGGACGGTTTTTGCGGACTGCTTGAAGGCTTCAGCCGTTGGCGCACCTTTGCTACCCACTCGACGCATCTTTTCGCCAGAGCCTTCAGCGATTCTCGCACGTTTTGCATTAATGTTGTCATACAGTCCACCATCCTTCATATTCTTGTCGGCCTTGATGAATTCCTTGCCGACCTTCTGAGGTACACCGCCGAACCCGCCTTTAGTATGAGCGGCGGCTTGCATCAATCGATGCTGGGCAGGTGATTTGCTTGGCATGATCAGGCGTACGACTTAACCATCTCGAGCACAATGGTGTACTCATCTCCCGCAGATGCATCTGAGGTGCTAAACAAGATGTCTCCATTCTTACCTGCTCCAGCATTGTTAGTTAATCCACCGAATTTTTCGTAATCTAAGGTGTACATATTATTTTGCGGAATGGTTTGAATGAGTACATCTGCTGTTGCATCCCAGTACATCAACACCTCCAAACCGTGGGTAGATGCATGAATTTTTGTAATCGTGACACCATCGCATGCACCACCAGCGGCACTGGGGTTCAAGGCTGACACGTCCACTTTCAACACCTTGTTTTCACCAGTTCCGTCGGAAATATTGGTGAATTTCATAATCGCCACGCGCTCACCATCAAAGAGCGTTTGACTTGCAACTGCGTCAGCCATAATTCATCCTTTAAAAGGACGGGAGCCGAAGCCCCCGCCTTAATTAACAGACCCGACCGCCCTTTTTGAACGTTCCCGAGAGTTCGGAAATCGCTACAGGCTTACTCGGAGCTTTTTTGGGCATTGCTACGGCGTGGCCGCTGTTATTAACAGCTCCCCCCGTAGCGAAGTGCTTTTTTGTAGCACCGCCTTTTTTCATCTTGCCTACGCCATCAGCCGCGAAGTTGGGAACCATCTTCCCACCCTTCTCAACCATGGCCATGCCGCCATTTTTGTAACCACCAGCGTTACCCATCTTGACGTCACCAGTAGGAGCCGAATTGTTGTCGGGTTTCGCACCCACAACCTTCGTAGTCTTATTGGTCATCGTCTTGATGATACCGCCGCTCTTGTAGCCACCTTGTCCGTCCACTACGCCGCCGGTCTTGTAACCGCCGGGTTTTGTGGACTTGGCAATACCGCCAGTCTTCAAGCCTTTGTGGGCTTTAGACGCGGGCATGCTCTCGTGCTTCTTCAGCTCGGCTTCAACACCGCCACCACCTTTACGCATCATGGGGCGACCCATGGGAGCGGCAGTGGGCATTGGAGGACGAGAAGGTGCAGGCAGACCGCGAGTTGGAGGAGTAGGCTTGGCGGCCATCCGCTTTGCGGCCATCGCACGCGCCGCAACGGGGTTACCCATCGGCATCGCTGAACTGCCCGCCATACTGCCCATCATCCCACCGTCCATCTTTTTCACGGGCTTGAAGCCCGCTTTAGCACCCTCGGCGTGCATACGCTTATGAGTGGCTGAACCACCTTTCTTCAGCTTCAATTCCACTGAAGGTTCGGTAGTCATCATCTTCACCATCGGTTTGAATTCACCCATGATCGTACTCCTTAGACTTTCTGAGCATACACAACCGTCAAGCGAATAACGCCTTGGGTCGTGCTGATCGTGCCGTTAGGGTCAAGCGTAACAACAACAGAGGTATTAGTACCAATGTCGCTCATTGCAAGCAATTGCGCGGCTGTAAAAGTTAAGGCGATGCGACCACCAGCGAACACATCAGTCGAAGACACATATTCTGTGCCTGCGGCGGCTGTGCCAATGGTCATCGGGATCGTCGTAGCGGTACCGCCACCCACTGCTTCGTTCACAACCATATCAGCGAAAAAGCTAATAATCTGTGAAGAAGCCGGGAGAGTCAAAGTCGCGCTAGTAGCAGTGCCTGCGGCGGCGGTTGTAACAGTGGTAGTCTGAGACATCACGACGAAACCGCCGTCTACTGTATCAGTTAACGCCGTAGAACCTGCACGCAGGGTAGAACCGAAATAGGTTTGTGCCATTGTCTTTCTCCTTAATGTAGCGGGGGGCGAACCCCCCACATTGGTTTAGACGCCAGCTGTGCCGAACAAGCTACGGGGATCAGTCCAGCCCACTTGATAACGCTCAGTTGCCTTGTAGCGCATCGAGTCAGTCTCGAAATCACCTTCCATGGTCTTCTCCAAAGCACGACGCATCAAGAGCTTCAAGCCCTCGGGAGCATCGGTCTGGACCCACCATGCGTTAGCATTGGTCAAACGGCTCAAGACTGCGGCACCTTCGTCCAACAAGCCGATAGACTTGACGGGGTTGATGTCGTTGTTCGTCGTGCCAGCGCGGAGCACTGACTTCAACAGAACTTCAGCTTGGAAGATGTTGCCGGGGGCGACCACCAACTGGCGGGGCACCAAACGAATCTTCTTGCCGTTGTTATCCACTGCTTGGCGAATCTGGATCAACATCTGCTCAAGCGATGTCTGTGACAGATTGGCGGCTGTGGTCAACTGGTTAGAGAAAGTACCATTCACGATTGGGTGAGAGGTGTTGATAAGCGACACGCCGTCACCACCAACGTATGAACCGTTAAATGCGCGGTTCAAAACGTTAGCGGACAAAGTCTCTTTAGTCTCAATCAGCGATTGAGCCAAATGCTTAGCATACACCTGACCGATACGGATGTGGTCGCCGTCTTCCACCAACACTTTGGTCAATGCGAAGGCGAGGCCATACACATTGTACACATAGCGTTGCAAGAAGAGCACACCACCCTGTTGGTAGCTGACGGGAGTACCATCAGGCAACTGGGGAGCGGCACCAAAACCGTACAAGACGGGTTCTTCATGGTAGTTACGGGGAATGCCCTGTTCTTCACGGAAGACACGGGACCATTCATCTTTACGCTGTTCGTAGATACCGTCGAAGCATTCGTTCAGAATAGGTTCGACAATACTACGAAAGTCGGTACTGCGCATTGGAGCGGCCATGGTTCATGTCCTCCTTAAATAGCGTTAACGGACGCATTGAACTGCGACTCGTTAACTTGAACTTGTACAACTGTGTACGCATCTCCCCATGCGTTATCAACGCCGGGGGTCAAACCAATAATCTTCAATTGCGCAGAAGAACCAGCGGCAACAACCGAGGTGCTAATGGTGCACTGAGACAATCCAGTGGTCGTGGAACCTGCAGTCACATTACTAAAATCTGACTGTGCACCCAACGTAGTTTGTGCCATCGAGCCATCGGCCTGAATGTCATAAACGATCGCGGGATCTTGGTAGTAATAAGCCACGAGCGAGCCAGTCACGTAGGCAGTATTGGCGGGCCAATAGTTGCTGATACGTGGACGGCCGGTGGTGTCGGTCCATTGAACGCCTGCGAAGGCACCCAAGAACGCGTCGCCAGCGGCGGCGGCTTGCAAAAGGCCGGTGGTAGCCAACTTGACGGGCTGGCCCTTCAAGATGTCGCTGGTATAACCAGACAGAATACCGTCAGTCAAAGCGACCGCACGGTCCAAACCGGAAGGATGGAACGAGGGGCGCAAACCGAACGGTGCATTTGTTGAAGACATATTAGTCACTCCAAATCATAGTTCAGAATCCATCACCGGAACACGGGGATGGGCATAGGTTTATCAAGTTCATTTATGCCTTCACCTTCTACCTGACCAAGACGCCTGCCATTACTGTCTCGTCCCATCGTCTGCTCAGCCTGAACGCGGATTTTGTCCGCTTCATCCTGAGGTGCGTGATGGTGCAACTCTGCCATGATATCCTGATATACTTCCTCAGGTAACTTGTAGAGCAACATTTCATTGCAAGCGACGAATCCAGTGTGCTCACCGGCTTTAACTTTGTAGTTCTCAAAGCCCGGAACATCTTCTACTTTTACTGGTTCGTAACCCATGCGCATGCGCTTGTGGATAGGGTCGTACCCATTGGTCGTCGAAAGCCAACATACATGAAATCCCGGAATATCCGGAGGTTTTGGAAGGGATTCTTGAATCCATTCCGAACTGAACATCCTACGACGTTCTTGCGCGCTCGCCAGTTTCTCAGTCGCTGGACCGCGTTCACTATCCTGCTGTGCGCGGGATTCACGGCCACCACCTGAAAGGTCTTTTTTCAATCGGTCATCTCTCATAATCTGTTACCCCTTATTCACATTCATGCGGTCATATTCCGCGTATTTACGAATCATCTTGTTACGCTCGGTGATGTTATCCCATCTCCCGGCGTCCTTGATGGCGCGGACTCGCTCAGGTGACAACCGGAACTCGTTTCCACGAGCTGTCGATTGTGATTCACGGCCTGAACTTGTTACCACGGTGCGAGGTCTCCGATTTGACGACTGATTGTCGTTGCCGCTATTATAACGGTGCGGCAGGTATTTTGTCAATCTATTATCTAATTCTTCCCAGTAATCGGCAGTCTTCGGATCCCATCCGTCGGCCACGAGAGCCTCGTCCACCTTAGTGGCGACTTGGGAGTCCATATCCTTGCCGTTTGGGTCGTACCAATCGTTCCGAGCCATCCAGTCCGAAGCGTGACGCTTGAGGAGAGGGTCCGGAGCTTGGGGTACGGAATTACGGTTGGGTTCTGAGGCCACGGCACGCTTCTTGAGCGATTCGAGAGCCTCCACTTGGCGGCGGGCTTCATACCACGCCTCCTGCGCCTCGACGACGGAAGTGCCGTCGGCCATCTCGGTGGCCTCTTTCACCTTCATCTTGGCGTACTGAAGTCGCAAATTACCGTCTTCGATCGCCTTGTCCAGTCGAGCGAGGTCCGAACCGGCCGTGCGCTTTTCCAGAACCGCAAGGCGTTCAGCCATGTGGTCATTCTGACGTTTCAGCGAGGTGATCAGGTGGTTGGACTCACTTGCCTTGGCCTTCTGAAGCTTCTTCTTGAGCTGTCGCTCCTCGCGACGGGCCAGTCGAATAGCTTCGCGCTCGGGATCAGCGTGAGGTATATTATCGGCGGGATTATCATCATCGTCGCCATCATCCGAATCTACTCGGCCACCAGTCCGGAGACCGTCGCCGCTATTTTCGGGGGTATTTGGTGCCTCGCCATCGGGTAAAGACACCACTGCGGACCCATCGGGTTCTTCCGCGAGTTGCAAATCGAGTTTGTCGTTCGAGGTCATAGGAAAGCCTTTACTTTCAAGGGGTCACCAGTAACTTTTGCAATTACTTCGTGATCATTAAACACACTGAAAAGTGCGGTCTCGCCTATCGTTGGGTCCCCGTAAGGTACTTCCCAGCGATCGCCGCCCCACTTTGGCATGCGAACATAGTCGCCGACATCGATCCAGTTGCCCTCGGGCCACGATTCGAGTGTATCGCGTTTCTTGAAAGCCAGTGGACCCACCGCAATGACTTTCGCCACTTGGTTATTCCACTTCTCTGTTTCCTTCGTCTCTTCGACGAGTACAATTCCTGACGATGTAACGGTCTTCTTGGCGGCTCTCCACTGCACAAGAATACGCCCACCTACAGGCAAAGCACCGGGGTCTACTGCGGGAAATGCTTCCTGCAACGCGGCTTCATGCGAAGCCACCGGTTGAGTATCACTCATTATCATCTTCCTCTTTTAAAAGGTCGTTTAAAATTACCAGAGCTTCTTCAAGCCCTTGGTGCTGGCCAACTAAGCGTTGGTAGGCCTCAAAGGTGACGGCATTGCCGTTCACCAATGACTGCGCGATCGCCGATTTGCGGACCTCAATAGCACCAATGAGGTCACTGACGTATCGCATTATTTCTTTTTAGCTTGCGCTAGTGCCCCACCACCACGCTTGGGCGCACTGGGCGTCTTCGCGGGTTCTTTTGCACCAAGCGAGGAGCCGTCGAGCTTCGCGCCCATGGCTATCCGCTTGTGGTAAGGTACATCTTGGCCCATTTGGGCAGAGTCGTTGGTAGCCATATTACACTCCTAAAGTTCGTTGTGCGCTCTCTTGCGCGGCCAATGCAGTCTGCTCCTGCTCGCTCTTCAGAACTGCCGCGTCTTGCGTCAATTCTGCAGTCTTGATCCGTTCTTCGGTCAAGTTGTCCGATGCGTTCAGCGCGATCTTGATCTGCTGTTCGCGGTTTTTGCTCAGTGCGTCGTTCTTCAGACGCTCTGCTTGTAACTGTAACTCCACTGCGTCGCGCTCTGCACGTCGCTTGGTCTCGGCCATCGATGTCTGCAGGATCACCTGATCCGAGCCGTCCATCTGTGGCTTCGGCTTGAGCTTCTGCACAGTCTCTAAGATCTGTTGCATCGCGGGCATGACCTTCGCGAACGCATCTTTTGCGTCCATCTGTGTGTGCTGGGACGCCAACGCGTACAGCTTGTCGATCTCGCCGGTGATTCCCGCAATGTCGTAATCCTTTACGGGACGTCCGAGCGACTCCTCGACATAGCCGTTCATATGGCCGAGATACCAGAGCATCAAGTGTTGCTTGAAATGCTCGAGGAATGCGGGCAAGAATGCTGGCGCGATAATCGGGTTGGACCCCAGCATAGGGTTCAGCGCAAAATCGAGGTGGCTCTGAATATGCGCCAACTGGTTCTGGTGCGGGTAAGCAAACGCGGCACGACCAATCGACATCGCCGCATTCTCTTCTGCCGCATTGATTTCCATCGGCTCGGCCGTCGCGGGCATCAGCTCCTGCACGTTCGGTATCTTCATCTGCTTCAGCGCACGCTGGATGACGGCACGACGATCGAAAAGATCGGGGTACTTGTCCATGTAGGCCATCACCGCTTGGGTCTGAGCCATCCGCTGAGTCTCGGAGAAGATGTGCGGATCGCTCACCGGAATCACGTCGGTATTCCGATTAAAATCTTCGCGGCGGATGTCCAGCTCTTGGACCACATCGCCCATTCGCATTTCGTCCAGATACCAGCGATTAATACGCTGAAGTACCTTCAACACTCGCGATTGAGAGTCGTGAAGTCGTGCGTGAATCGCTGAGAATACCTTCGAACCCTGCTCGATCAACGCTTGAGTCGTTCCGACTGGCGTGTTGGCATTCATCTCCGCGATTTTCTCCTCGGAAGTGGTCACCACACCCTTAGCCGCGTCCGTCAGGAACCCGACGAGCTTGAACAACACCTCGCTCGGTGGGTTGAAAGGCATCGGCATTGCGATCTTGCGAATGTCGTCAACGCCCGGAGCACCTTCGATCTCGGTGATTTGCGTCACCTCGACATTCTGCGACTGTCCGGAGATCTTCGCGCCCTTGATCTTGAGCATTGTGGCGGCGTTGTTAATGTGCGCAGTGTCCAGCAATGCACGCAGACCGCCAGTGATAGCGGCAGAGAGGCCACCGATAAGTTGCGGCAGTCCGATCGCGTATGCACCACGCCACGGGATGAACTTGAACTCGATCATCCAGTCGAGCTTCGCCATCGCTTCGTCGCCTTGCTCCCAGTTCCGGTACATGCCGACGACTTCCGTATTGTTCTCGTCGATCATCAAAATGTAGGGAGCCAATTCGCCTTTCGAGTGCGAATCGTCCTCTTCGGCGATGTACGCATATATGTGGTACACGCGACGCAGTCCATCGGTGTCGTCACTCCACTGCTTACCCTCGATCTTGTTATTCGCCTTCTCGGGAGAGGATGGTTCCGGCTCCATCACGGCGCGAGTGAACGTCACATCGCGGTACAGACCCGACGCCATCCGCGACTCGAATTCCTGCTGGGTGATGTCCTGCACCTCAGTCACACGTTGCGCGGTGTAGAAATTCGCGGCGGAGAAAGGCAACAGGATGTTGTCGATCGATACGAACTCTGCGCAAGGACGTTTTTTGCGGTCGTCGTACCAGAGCTTCAGGAACTGCGAGCCGCCCAGTGGTAACTGCGTGAGCATCTGCTCCTGCTCATCGCGGAACTCCTCGATCTGCTCAGTCAACTGCCAGTTCATGAAGTCGCGTTTGCGTTCGGCCCGCTTCGTTTCCTCTTCGGTGACTTTGCCCAAAATGTGCGTACGCACTGGGCCATCCGGTGGGAACAGCTCTTTAATGGCACGCGATTCGAAATCGATACAGGCTTCGGCCATCACAGGGTGCACGACTTTGCTGGCACCTTGGAACTGCGCACCACCGGGAGCGTCGTGCCCGAGTCCTGTGCGCTTCAGTCCCTCTTCGTACTGCTTGTCCCGCTCTTTGCGTGCCTCTTTGTCCTTCTCGATCAGGTCAAGGTAGTGCATCGCGAGCTTGTCCAGCTTCCACGAATCAATCTCGTCGGCCATGTTCGCGTAGAAGTCTTGATCCTCGCCCGGACCCTTGAATTCGTCCATCCGCACGATAGCTGAACCGTCCGGTTGTTCTTCCACTTCCGCAAACGGGTCCTCCATGTCGAGGTCGAACACCATACCCGCCGTGTCCTCAGGACCTTCGGGTGCTTCCATTTGCGGTTGTGGGAATTCAGTTGCCATTATCAGCCTTTAATATGTGCGATTTTAACACAGCTTTTAATCCCCGCCAAATCCTGCGTTGATGTTATCTATCTTACGCTGGTAATACTGAGGCAGTTGATCGTAGTTGATTTCGCCCCGCATGAACTTATCAATCCACTTCTGCTTTAACCCGAGATTTGTCGCCTCTTCAGCCGACAGCATCGAAATATCCTTCGCGGCCTCGATCATTCCTCTGTACGCGTCGGGATCCGCAGTTCGCAATTGACGCAACTCGGGTCTAAGCTTAATCGGGTGCACGTGGTCGTATATGCCCTCGCCAAGATCAGCGATTTCACGCAATGCACCCGACGGGGTTTTCAATGTGGGTAAATCGCCTGCAAGGTAACCGGATGGATCATATACAGTGTCGATCATCCGATTAAGAGAGTACATATTGGTATCGGGCTTTTCCTTGGCGAACAACTTGATGATGTCCTCTTCGGATTTGCCTTGCTTTAGCATACTCATGATCATCGCATATGGATTCGAAAACGCTGGCGCGGCGGCCGGTGCTACGGACTCAGCGACTTTGGCTACATTGCCCAAAGAACTCAAGCCGCCAAGATCGGGCATCACACCACGCAACGCCTGTCCCGCCGCTGATTGCAAGACTTCACGCCGAGTCATAGGCGTTTCGCTAAGCGATTTGAGCGTAGACTTTGCCGCACCCTTGCCGGGGTCGATAGTCACGGATTTCTCAATGATGGTCGGTGCGCCCTTTAACTCGGACTGCATTTTCTCCAGTGCCTTGGTATCGAGCTTGGCCAGTGGGAAATCCGACGCCTTACCGAGGCCGAGAAATCCACGGCGTGCGAGGTCCGGCTTGTCGGCTACCTTGGTGCCTTTTTGTGCCATCTCCGCCATCATCTGGTCGAGCGTCTTTTTCACGCCGCCGCCTTTGTTGTAGGGCTGTGGGTCGGGAATGAATCGCCCACCGTCCTGCATATCGGGAATCGAGAAATCGATCGCACCACCATTGGCGTACTTACGCAGTGGGTTCAGCTTCGGGAAATTCTTACCCACAGTCGGGTAATTCTTGCCGAGCCAATTGCCCCGCATAGCGAACGCACGATCGAACACATCGGGGTACTTTTTCATCAGATCTTGGAACTCTTTAGTATCGTTCGCAGGTCCAATGCCGAAGCCCCGCGCAGTCTCCGCCGCGAGTCGTTCGATAGGCGACAATAATTCGGAGCCGTACTCCGCCTGATTCACACCCATCGGCCGAGTCGGATCTTTAGACAGTGCGTTCTGGTAATTCTCAATGGTCATGCCGTAGAAGTTAGCGCGGCCTGTTAAATCGTTACCCGCATCTTTGCCGACTCGATACGTGGGGTTCGCCGCACCAATGTACTCCTCGAATGTATCGAAATTGATTGGATCGACGTACCCGGGCCGGGATTTTTGCCACGTCTCCAACGCATTTGCGCGGTCCGCAGGACTCATCGCGTTCAACGACTCGGTCGTGGGCTGGGAAGTGAGCCAATCGAGCTTCTCTTTAGATGGTTGTTCAGCATAAGGACTAAAATACATTTCTCCTTGAGGAGTCATAATGCGTGACCCACCCGCCGCGTCGTAGTTCAAGCCCTCGTAGTCCGTGTGTGGCTGACCCCGCGCATTCTGGAACTCGGACAGGCCTACAAATGAATGGTCAATCGGACGGCCATCAACGGTGAATTTCGCCCCAGTGCCTACGAATCCACCATTCGCGAATTTCTTTTTCTTCGGCGCGGCACTCATGTACTGCTGAGCCGACATTGGTGCCTCTTCGAAATCCCGGCGTCGCGTAGCAGTCGTCGCACTGAACGGATTGCGCGATTGCTTCAGCATCTCATCAATCAGCATCTGCCGAATCTTCGGGTCGGGGTACTGCATTTCGAAGTCCATCTGCGCACGGCGATTGGACTCCGCCGGATCAATAGTCGGTGCGGCTGGCGCGGCGGCTGGTCCACGACGTCTAGCCAGCTCCGCGTCGTTGTCAGCGTTCAATTCACCGGAACGAAACATCATGCCCAACGGCACTGAATTGCGAATACCGGCCAACAGTGTGGCCGCATCGATCGGGTCCAAGCCCTGCAGGAAGTCGTCAATCGGGTTACTGGGCATAAGGGTTCCCTCGGTTCGGTCTGTATTCATCGTCCACGTAATCGTTGTCCGGTGGGATCGGATCGATTTGCAGGAACGACATGTCTTTTAGCAATCGCAGTGCTTGGGACAGCGTGTCGGTCAGGTCGTCCCGATCTGCCTCGGGGAACGAGCACACTTGGGAGACCAGCGGCTCTGCCCAATCGCGCGGTTGGCCCGGATGGACGAGCGATTCGGGAATGTAGACGCGGCCGTGTGCGATGATGTTGGCCACCAGATGCAAACGCTGTACTTTGTCGGCGCGGCCCGGGTTGTAGGCGCGGCACGGCACTCCAGCACGCTGTAAGTCCTGCAAAATGCTGATGCCCGACGCCTTGTCCTCGACGAGCACGAGGTCCACCTTTTTGCCGGGGTCGCCGTAGATCGAGCCGTACTCGTCAATGATCTTGGGCCGCAGGTCCGGGTACGCGAGGAAGTCCTCCCAGCAGTCGATGAGCATTGCGCAAAGCCCGCTGTCCTCATTCGGCCGAAAGATGCCCCACACACTACACGCGGTCGGATCGTTTTGCGTCTTCTCAGTGTACGCGCAGTCGTAGGACTGGAGCACATAGAGGAAATCGGGCAGTGGCTTGCTCGCGTCCCACAGCTTGAACCACTCGCGCTTGACGATGCCGTAATCTTCGGGGTCGATGACCTCCGCGTACAGCTCCTGCCGCCCGATGCGTGTACCCTCGTACTGCGACACGATTTCGTCACGAAACGTGGGTGCGAGGTTATTGAAATTCTCATGCGTCGTGCCCGTGGTGACGATGACACGCTCCTCACTAATCAGGCGACGGACGATCGGGATGGGCTTTGGTGTCGTAGTGATGCAAACGCGAGGCTTTTGCCCCAGTCGCAGACCGAACATCAGGTTGGACCACATGTCCTCCGCATTGCGGAATTTCGCCAGTTCGTCCACCCAAGCCAAATCGTGTTGTGGTCCGCGCAGTGTCTCGGGGTCGTTGTCCGAGTAGATCGTGGCAATCGCGCCATTGGGCCACTCGAGCCGCCGCTTCGATGGGACGAACACCGGCTTGCATTTGGGGTGCGAGATGGCCAAAATGCCGGATTCGCCCTCGACCATCACGTCGCGTGCGTCGCCCGCGTCTTCGGCAATGAGTGCAATGCGGCCAGCCAGTCCGTTCTCAGCGTGATAACGCACGAATTCGGCACCACAGCGGGTTTTGCCCCAGCCACGTCCAGCGAGGATCATCCAAATGGTCCAGTCGTCACCCGGCGGGATCGTCTGGTTGTGCCTCGCCCACGTGGGCCAGTCGTAAAAAAGCTCGAGTGCTTCGCGGTCCGACAACTCGTCCACGAACTCGTGCCAGTTCGCCGAATCGACGATAGTCGACTTTTTACTCCGCCTTTGAGCGCGAGTTAAGACGTTGGGCAAGGCGATCACGGAGACCTTCGATGTTGATGTTCGAGTCCAGCTGGCCCGACACGTTCATATTGACGTCTTTCGAGCGGAATTTCGCGTCGTACCCCATGAGGGTGAACTGGAGCAGTGAATCACTGAACTTTTTCACAGTGTCGCCCGTCTTGACGCCCTGATGCACGATCGGCTCGTCGTGTCCCACCACTGAGCGACGATAAGCTTCGGCACGCATGGTATCGACCATTTCTTCCTGAATGCTGTCCATGATGCCGTCGAACAGCTTGTGGTCACCGCGCCAGCCGATCAGCGTTTGCCGGTGGATGCCCGCCGTGTTGTACGCATGGCGCAGAGAGAAACGCGATTCGGGTGGACCATCACGGAATTCGGCGATGATCTGGAGCATTTTGTATGCCCGCGTTTCTTCAAGCAATGCGAGATCGCCTATCGCCACGATGCTCGGGTCGTTGCACGTGGGAGAGTGAGCCAAGCGGCACGAATCACTCGGTGGATGTCGCACGCGGTCACGGACGATAGCGTCCAGCAGTGTTTGCACAGAGATCCCAGCACGACGCTCGTATTCGGCGATCGTTTCGGGTCCGATGTCTTTCAACAGTTTGCGTTCGTCAGGTAAGGCCATGAAGCGAATTAAACCACAAATGCCACACGGCACACAATCCCCGGCTTTGTATGACCAAGCGTTATGAGGAAGCGTCCGAACATAGCGCGGAGTTATAACGCTTTCGTGCGCACACGTGAGAAGCCCTGAGAGAAGCCCTGAGTGGTGGTGGAAGGATATTCGACGTCTGAAGACCCCCGTTTGTTCCACAATGATGGAACGGTGATGGAACGCACCACTGTCTCACAAGCCCCGTCCGACGCGGGTTTCGAGACACACAGCCCGTGTACCATTGTTCCATCTAATACCCCCCGCCTCGAACCATGCCGTTGACAGGGCAGTACCCCCGCGTGCGCATGTAACAATGGAACACCGGGTCTTTTTTCGAATGGGAGGAGCGTTCCATTGTGCGTTCCATCTTGCTGGAACGGTGGAACGTGTCTTTTCTTGTTCCACCAGCGTCGGGAGGTCCGACACGAGTACAGCGCATTGCACGCCGTGGACGAATTAAACCACGAATTCGCGCAGTGCTACAAGTACGTCCTCGGTGCTACAGGCTTTTTTGTCGAGTCGCACGCTGTACGAACGCCACTCGGCTTGAGTCCAGTCGTTGGTAGCCAGCTCCGCCGCGTTGAACACGAAGACTTCGTCGCCGATTTGGACTACGAGCCACGTGTTGCCGCCGTACGTTTGGTGCCGGATCGCCCAGTAGCGTTGGCCGTTGGTCCAGTGCGCAAGCTTGACGGTAGTGGTGGCTTTCGCGGGGAAGGCGTCGAGGCATTTCAGTTCGATCCAGCCGGTGAGCGGGCGGTCGTCGGTGCAGGG